CCTACCTGCCGCCACTTTTGTGAAGCCTGGGCAGTGTTGTACTTACGGCTGCATGCCGAAAGCTCGTGAAACAGACGTTCGCCGTAGGGATGCGCCTTCAATGCCCAACCTGCCTTAGTCCACTCATCGTAGCTTTCCGTGATGTTGATATTCCGGCTCACCAAGACTTTTACGATGAGTTCGATGATGCGGTCTTGCGTGCGAGGATCATTCCAGAAGGCTGAGTTGTCGCTGCCGCCATAAGCGCTGGAGGCGTTACTCTGCGGTGGGCGGTACATCGGGCGTGCCTGTGGTATCACCTGCGGTTCGTCCATCTGCAAGCCTTGGTAAGGCTGCACATTGTTATTAATATATATATGGTCGGCATCATCCCATGAGGCAAAACGCACACGACCGATATTGCCACATTGCTTGTCGAGCACAATACCCAGGGCTGCATATTCCTTGAGGATAGCCTTAAACTGCTCCTTATGCCTGTCGGGATAAGCCAGCCGAACCAGTCCGAAATATCCGGTACCCGAACAGGAACGCATCAGCAAGCCTATCTCTGGACGGAAACGAGCCACCATGCGGATATTCTCAAAACTGGTAAGCTGCTGGTTGTCCTGAAGGTCGATGTCGATAGCGAGCCATCCGGTATGCTGATAAAGATGTGTTTCACGGCGTGAAACCATCACACGCTGGCCTGGGTGGGTCAAACTATCGTCTTCATAAAGACTGAAGAGACCGCTCAGTGTGGCACCAGGAAGCATCTTCTTCGTGTCGATATACTCCGGCATCTTCTTCGCCTTGCTGCCATACTGCTGTCGCATGGCTCTCAGCTTCTCTACATACGGCTTCCATCTGTCCGTCAGACAAAACTCACGGATAGACATCTGCGTGATGCACTCGCCAGTCTCCATATCGATGAAGTCACCGTGGGCATCCGTAACAGACTTGTAGATGGAACATATCTCTTCAAACATACCTTACATATATTATTTATTCATTTTCGCTGCAAAGATACAAAAATAAATCGAAAATAGTATAGGTAAGCTATATAATATTTGAAATAAGTTACATTTTTAACATTTAATATATAAAAAGTAAAAAGGTAAAAGGGTAAAAAGGTAAAAAAAAGCATTAGCCACCTTCTGCCTTTTCTTCTCGGACCAGCGATGGAATTACTGGGAACGGAGGCGAGAATGGAGCCACGCAACCCCAGCCAGGCTCTTTTTACCTTTTTTGGACCATTCTTCCCAAAAAGTCCAAAAACGGTTCAAAAAGTCCAAAAATTAAAGGGGAAACAGGAAAATGGCTTGGACCATGTTTTGTTAACAAATATAAATTGACCATACGCAGACCTGTTATAGTCCGTTAAAAGGTGAATTTCTATTTTTGCATAACTTATGCTGAATCAGCCGATTTGCTGCATTTAGACCAAAAATTTATTGATTTTCTTCTACTTTATACATAAGAAATGGTGAAAAAAAAATATTAAAAAAGAGAATTGTACACATTTTTCTCGTATAATATAGGGATTTTTCGTTTTAGCTGCCTCTCATTTCCCTTACCTAATTACCTATCAGTCTAGAGTTTACGGCAAAGCCGTTGGTGCTACCAACTTTTTTTTAGGGTTAAAGGGTTTTTACTTTTTAGGAGAAATAAAAAAACAAGAAAAATCTGTAAGGTAGTAGTGAAAACGAAGATATTTTTGGACTTTTTACCCTAATTCACCCCTAAAAGTCCAAAAAATCAGGGAATTAGAGAGAAAAACACTTCAGACAGGAAAATACGTAAAAAGGCTGCCTCGCTTCACAGCGAAACAGCCTCACAGAGAAAATAATAATAAACTTAAAAACTAACAATTATATAAATAATCAACAAAAAACCTTTCTTCTATTTATTCTTCATAAATTGGTTCGCCTTATTCAGGCTGTCATGCAGTCCATCACGGCCATACATGTTAATCTGGGCGTTGATAGGCTGGTTCAAACGCTGAATGAGCGCATTCACGGCTTGCAGGAGCGCCGCATTGCTTGCAGCGCTGGCTGCTAATAGTCCGTCTGCCGCTGACGCGCCAGGCGAAAGATTACCATTGCTCCCTTGCGTGCCTGCTGCAAGAACATCACCCACATTGCCATTATCAAATGCCCTTCTTACTGAGTTCCTGCCCGAATAGTTGCTGTCGTAATTGATCAGGGCTTTCAACAAGCCAGGATTGTTCATCATCATCGCATGGGTAGTTTCCCTACCAATCACGATTTCCGGTCCTTTCTCGGCTACGAGAGATGGCTGCCCGTTCACGGTAGTAGCGGTTGGAGATGTAAGCATCTTTACGCCCTGCATCTGCTTGCCGTCATCCTCCTTCGCCCAATATACTTCGCCATTGTCGTCCACAAATGGCTTCAAGTCCTGCACGTTACCGCTATCATAGGTAAGCATGCCGGTTACAAGCTTGGTATTTGTAGAAGAGGTGTTGTTCTTCTTCTTGCCACTGCCGAAGGCAGAGTTGAGTGCCCACTGGAGCAAGCCCATGAGGGTAGCCATCACACCTGCGGCTGCAATAGGACCAGCAATAGGACCCAGGAAATCGAAACACTTAGCCATCGCACCCGCGATAGAGAGGGTCATTCCTGCTCGCGTGCGGTCAGCATCCGATGCGGTAATGGCTTCGTTATTGGCTTGCGTTTCGGCAAGGTTGGTAGTGAGCGCCGTTTCCGTCATAGCCATACCCGCGTTCAAAGCCACCTTAGTGCTCTCACTCTGCTCCTTGTTTCCGGCAGCAGTTACATCCGTGATGTTCTGAACACCCTGGGTAGTTACCTTCTCACGATCCTTATTGCCCTTCTTGACCTCTTTGCTCAGTTCCTTCTGATGCTTCTTCTCCTTCTTCAGCTGGTCGGCTTTCTCCTTGTCTTCCTTAGATTTTTTGCCGCCAGTCTTGAACTCAGTGTTCATAAGACCACCGATGAAAGAACCAGTGATGCCGGCTGCGGCATCAGCGAAGGAACCACCACCAGTGATAGCATCGGCTGCTGCTGTACCCGTTTGCTCTGCTGCGCCCTGCCAAGCGGCAGCATTGTCTCTGTTGCGATGTTCCCACGCATGAGGAGCACCATTGCCCTCTGCTTGCTTATTTGCCTGCTCGGGGGGTGCAGGGGGCGCGTATGGAGGCACAATAGCCGGACTGTTAGGGTTGATAGGTGTACCATCAGGATTCCAGCCGAGAGCCGGCTGCTGCGGACGCAGATTCTCGAAGTTAGACTGCGGTTGCTGAGTGAGATAAGATGCACCCTCATCCACCAGTCGCACATACATCGGGTTGGTCTTTGTACCGAGCTTCGAGAAGTCTTCCTTCACGGCATTGGCATTAGCGTTGGCTCTCGCTTTATCAATATCAGGCTGGGCTTTCTTCTTGGCTCGCTTGGCACCAGCATCATTGATAGCCTTCCACATCTGCGTATTCACGTCGTTGAGTGCCATATTACCCCATGATTCGAGCATAGACTTCAGAGCATTCTTGATAGCTTCCTGTGCGCTGCTTACATCGTTACGCATTTCGGCAAACGCCTTACCTACTTCCGAACCGAAGTTTTCGATAGGCTTTACAAGCTGCTGCATCTGAGAGAGGCGGTTCTTCATCGCCGCTGCCATTTGGTTGACATAGGCAAGTTCTGCCTCCTGACGAGCCTTGTCTGCTTCATCGAGGAGCTGCTTGTTCTTTGAGTTCTTGAATACAAAGGCATAGTAATCTTCTGCCATCTGCATCTTCATCTTCATCAGCTCTACCTCTGGGTCAGCGGTGAGATTACCAAGACCGAGGTTCGACCACATATTGGTTCGCTTGCCGAAGAGGGCGCTTTCCTGCTGCATCTTGCGCAGGGTTTCCTGGTTGGCGAGATTGCGCTTATTCACCTTCCACATCTGCTCGGCAATCTTCTTTGCCTGGTCGTAGGTCTTCTTCTGAGCCTCGGTATATTCATCAGAATACTGGATGAGCTTGTTATAGAACACATGCCAGTCTTCCGCATTATCGCCCAACATATTCTGAATGCGGGCACCCAGCGCATAAGGATCATCACCAAAGAGTACCTGCATCAGCAATCCCCTACCCTCTTTACTGCTGACATCAACAGTATAAAGGTTAGCGATTTGCTTTCTTGCCTGCTCGTACATGGCAATGATGTGTTTCTTGCGTCTTTCAAATGATTCCTTATCAGCTAACTCAAAATCGGTTGGGTTAGCAAATCCCATCTGATTGAAATCATCGTACATGTTCCGCTGCACGACTCCCGTGTAATTGTTCTCCTGAGCAATCTTTCGTCGGGCTTCTGCCTGTTGAGCCTCCAGCGTTATATTATTCTGCTGATTCTTGGTAGCCTTGGCAAAGATTTCAGACGTGATGGAGTTCATCGGGCGGTTCAGACTATTACCCAACTGAGCCATCTTCTCACGCAGAGCATCGACGTTATTCTTTTGGATAGAAGCGAGGAGGTTTTGAGAAAGATTTACTCCAGTCTCATCGGTCTTCTCGACAAGATCATTATCCATCGTCTTCTTGAACTCCTCCCAGTAGTTAGCCTGGCCAGCGATAGCAAGGCGCACCTGAGCAAGAGCTTCTTCCATACGTCGCTTTACAGGCTCTACAAACAAATCCTGCTCCGTCTTATCCATTCCGAGGCTTACCGCCTGGGATAGCTTCTCGTTAATCTGACGCTCATAGAAGTTACGGACGTTATCCATGATGGCGCTTGCCTCGTCCTGCTTCTGCTTCAACTCATCACGCCAGGAACGCTGCTGGTCACGTTCCGCCTGTTTCCGTTCACGTGCCTCCCGCTTTGCAGCAGCAATGGCATCAGGATCGGCTGCATTATTTTCAAGTGTACCAGGCTCATCCTCTACCCAAGGAGTGTAACCATCAAGATTAACTACCTGATTGAAGTAGTCATTGATTTCCTTATCTTTAGATGTTTCACGCTTGGTTGCGTTCTGGAAATGAACGAGCGAAGACAACAGACCTTTATAGCCCGTAGGATTGGCCTTAACGATTTTGCCGTTATTATCAGTATAAGTATAGTTTCCGGTTTTCATATTGAAACGGAAACTACCCTGCTTGGCATCTTTTACGTTCGCCTCGATAATCTTCTGCCATATCCAACCTGCACCCGCACCCTTGTTGAACATATCCATCACGTTCTTCTGGGTAAAACCGCCCGCATACAGACCAAGCTTATCAAGTTCTTTCTTGATACGATTAGCCGCATTCAGACGGTCCATCTGATAAGAAGGCATTACACTCTGCTTGGCTTCCTCACGGAGACGATAATAGGTAGCGCGCTGGATTTCCTGTGCCAACTCTGAATAATGCTTCTTCAAATCGCTCACGCTCTTGATTTCGATACCCAACTTAGAGATATATTGACGGAAATCACGATTAAATCGAGCTATCTGCGTATTTCGAGCATTCTGCGATACATTAAGGGCTTCGAGCGTAGTTTTGTAAGAGTGGAGTTTGCGGGTAAGAGTATCAGTCTGAGATTGCGCCTCCTTCAACTTATCTTTCCACGCATTAGCTTTACGTACTGCCTCTGCTTCCGCAGCAGCAGCCTCTCTGTTCGCTTCCGCAAAAGACCATACCACTCCTACAGCGGTGAGAATCGCACTTGCAATAGCTACATAAGGATTTACCTTGGCTGCTGAATTAAACGAAGTTTGCGCAGCTGCCGCAGCTTTTAAAGCCTTGCCTAATTCCCAAAGAAACGAAACGGTTTTATAGACACCCAGAGCAGCAAAATAATTTACAATAAGAGGAAGAAGAGCTATAAAAACCTTGCAGGCGGTAATCACGCTCCACAGGGCTGCCAGAAGCGTATTCTTGAACACCGGACTTTGCAAGATCATCTGCGACATATCGTACCAGGCTTCCGCCATAGCCTTTACACTCTCCACGCCATCAGGGTTGACAAACGCCTTCTCCCAAAGGTTATTAGCTCTATCCAATATACCTGCTGCAGACTGCTGCTGCATAGTGTACTCATTGGTTACAGCCGTCGCCTCCTCGAATGCCTCCTTAGACTCATAAAGATGATCCTTCAGCACGTCCACGTTCTTAGACATAGTTACCATGGCGGTAATGAGTCGCTGACCATCGGAGCCAAGGTCTTTAAAGATACTGCCAAGGGCATTCATATTGCCCTTATCACGCATCTTCTCCAATACAAGAACAATGGCATCCATCGCATGCCCGGCAGCATACATGTTCTTGATGGTACCCTGCTGAATGCCCAAATCCTTCTCGATAAGGTTGTGGTTCTTCTGCAAGGCTACAATGAACTTAGACATCGCCGTAGCACTCACCTCCGGCATCAGAAAGAGAGAGTCGGATGCAGAACCGAGAGCCAACAACTGGTCAGCAGTGATACCTGCAGTACGGCTCACACCGGTCAATCGCTTGGCAAACTCTACGATATTGGTAGATGTAGAGGTAGAAGTAGAAGACAGTTTGAACATAGCCGAACCCGTAGCAAGCATCGCTTTTTCGATACCCATCTTCGGGATAAGACCCATCGTTTCCACCATCTTAGAAAGAGCCGGGAGTGCTTCTTCTCCCATTTCCTCACCGATAGCTACATTAATCTTATCAGCGGCTTTAACAAACTGAGCCATACCATCCACGCCATACTTATCCATACCGAGTTTTGCGCCCTCGTAGGCAAGTTGAGCCAGGCCATCAATAGAAGTACGGGTGTCTATCTTAGCTAACTCCTCAGACAGTTTGTTGACATCCTGCATCGTGAGTCCGGACACCTTACGAATATCCGTCAAAGAAGAAGAATATTCAAAGTTCTTCTTGATAGCAGAAGTAACTGTGTCTTTGATAGCATTGAATACTCCGAATAAACCCACGTATGCCGTAAGGTTCTTCACTGCCGTCTGCCAGGAATTGCTTTGCTTGCTTATAGCGCCAGTGGCGTTTTCGATATTCTTCTTTAAATCCTTCAGATCTTTCTGCTTCTCGTTAAACTCTTTGCTTTTGGTGTTTAACTGATTCAGCTCTTCGGAAAGCTGATTGTAAGCCTGTTTTAGCTCATTGATAGAAGCCTTTCCCTTTCTTCCTCTCTCGATAACATCATTAAGCTGGCTATGCGAAAGATAGGTACCTTTCAGGGCTTTCTCCAACATAGCATACTGCTGACGGAGCTTTGCTACCTCCTGCGAACCTACAGGCAACTTCTGAATCTGTTTTTGAATAACGTCCATTGCTGCCTTAATATCTTCCGCAGGGTGTCCGTTAGGGTTACTCAGAATCTTGAGGAGTTGAATAGAATCCATAGAAGCCTTCTGAGCCTTACCGGAAACCGCCTCCAGGCGTTTTTCGATGGTAGCGAGGGCATCATTATAGGCTTTTATCTGAGCAGTATCAGATGTATCTACATTATCCCTCGCCTGAGTAATAGAAGTCTTAGCGCGGCGAAGTTCGGAGGCAGTAGATGTTCGGTCTTGCACCACAGTCATAGCCTCCTGTGTAGTCAGCTTGCCATTACGTCTATCCTCCTCTCTCTCCAACTGCTTCAATGTGGCGTGATTCTTGAGATAGCTGGCATCTGTCTTTTCGAGTGAAGCCACAAGGTCTCTCTGCTGCGTTATGGCCTTACTCAGCCATTGGTCGGACTGAATGCTTATATTCTTCAGTCCTTTTTCAATCTTCACATATTTGCCTTCCAGCAAGCGCACCTGGTCGCCTACTTCCTTCATCATTGAGCGGATAGCGTTTGCCTGATCCAGCTCTGCCTCTGACAATCCTTCGAGCTGGCGCTTTCCGTCGCCCAACGCACGGCGCAGATTGCGGAGTGAAGTATTACTAAGTTGGTCCACTACACTCTGCAAACGTTCATTGGCAGCTATATCTTTAATCTGCGCAGAAGCCAGCAAATCATACTGATTCTTCAAATCTTTAATGGTTGCATCGAGGGCTTTGTATGGGTCAGTGTTCGGCTTCAGGTTTTTCAACTTTTCCTGAGCCGCATCTATCTGCTCGGATATACCAGCAGCTGCCTCCTGCAACTGCTTCAATACCTGGAGCGGCTGCTGACCGTTGAGCGTGATGATAGCCTCTGTTTTATTCTTTGCCATTGCTTTTTATTTTTAATGTTTATTTTTGGGGGATATGAGAACGGCGATTGAATCGCCGGAAACGGGAGCGAGAGGGGTTACTCGTCTTTGCCTTCCAGGGCGTTCATTATCTGCAACAAGCCTTGATAGCCGTAGTAATCTGCAAGATGATTCTCGTATCTCGTTTTCAGTCTTCTCACCGTGCGCATGATGGCAGGGCGGTGAGATTTACCAGCCCTTCTATCCCATTTGCCGATATATCGGGTTTTGAACTTGGCTTTCTTCGAGCGGTCCACCTTATCGGCAGTAATATGGGCTGCAGGGTCACGAGGATCACCCGTCAAACCTACACCAATATCCACATAGCGGAGATAATCGTTATAGCGGATTCCTACCATCAGATTACCCGTCTTTTCATCAGCCTGATATACCGTACCCTCAAAGGATTTCTTACCTTCACCCGTAGAGTACCACATGCCGTGTTCCTCGCGGTATTTGTTTACCTTCTCGTAGCCACGATATACTTCTACCGGATAAATCTTCTGGGTATTGAAGTTGACTTCTATATCAAGAAGGGCTTGTTTCAGATATACACCTGCCACCTCTTTCAGGGGCGCAAAGGGCGACTTGATAGGTTGGGTTCTGATAGACATGTCTTATTCCTCCTTTCCGTCTTCTGTTGATGCAGGAATGATGTATTTCTGTTCCTTCCCGCATTGGAAATTATAGAGCGGACGGATGGTCTGCCAATAGCAATCGGCAAGAAGCCAGCTCGGTCCACGGAAAAGAGGGTTTACACCAAAGGCAAAACTCTCTATATCGATGGATGATAACTCTATGCCTAACCTGGGATCCTCTTTCTTGAAGTTTCTGCCCGTGATAGGACAGATACCCGTACGGCGAAGCTGAGTGAGATAGGAGGCGAGGTCTTCACAATACTCCATCAGATCATCCGATGCAGCCTGCAATTTGCTGCCATCATATCTGCCCAACGTAGCAGAGGAATCTTTCAGTCGGGTAAGGAAGCATACCTGATAGGTAATCAGGGCTTGCTTATCCGATTTCAGCTCTCCGGAGTTCACTACACGATAGAGCATACAGGGAGAGTGAATGATATTGGCGTTGCGGGAAAAGATATTTTCCTCGTCAATATCACGGATGCGGAAGAAACTCTGTTCTTCCAGCTTCTTGCTTGTCGGGTTATGGGATAAGGGCTTATATATCGTAGCCCAATGCTCCAAAACATTTGATATTGTCATAATTCAAATGGGTTTTAACACATTATTAACTGATAGCGTACAGAAATTAAGAGTTGTTGGCACATCATACATCATAGTCGTCGCCAGCCCCTTTCTGCGGAATCCACTCATCTTTATCTGCACCATTATCCGGCTTGGCTGCATTATCTGTATCTGCCTTACCCTTTACCTCTTCTTCCTTGTTATCCTCCTTTTCCTCCTTCATCAGGTCTTTCAGCTTCACATTGAAGTGCCTTTCGGTTTTATCGGCCACAATCTTCTGCATCACTCTTGCCCAGGGTGCCCCATTGCAGGTACTCTCGTTTTCGAGGATGCTTACGAGCTGCACGCCACAATAAATAGCGGCAAGATAGTTGGCGAGATGAAGAGGATTCTGGAAATCGAGTATGACGGTATCTACCATCGTGGCCAAGAATATCGCAAGGATGAGGACGGAGAAGTCCTTCACCATCTTTGCCATTTTCTTGGATTTCAGTTTCCCGTCGATTTTGCATCGAGGGTCTTTTTTGATGACCTCCCGATAGCGGGAATAGATGCGGCAGTTGCACCGCCACGCCGTATAGCAATCACAAATGAGGGCGAAGAAGCATACGGCGATGTAGTTAAGAGATGGTTCCAGGGTACACCACACTAAGCCAATGATGGCTACAAGAAACCTCGTAAGAGTTGGAATTAAACTTTGCATTTCTTTTTTCTTTTTAATGTTATCCTATGTTGTCTTAATACTATTGCAAAGGTATCTGTTTTTTATTGAGAGGTGGGGACAAAAGGATTTTCTTGTCCCAACCATTTAGGGGTTATTTCGTAATTTTGTGGGCAGATAAAATAAATAAAAAGGCGCAAAAATGATTAATGAACAATTACAGAAAAAGATAGATCAGTCTATCCGCCTCCTGCAAAGCGTACAGAAAAGGTACGATGGAGAGATAGAACTGGCTTATTCTGGCGGCAAGGATAGTGATGTGATCCTGCAGCTTGCAAGGGAAGCTGGTATCAGATACAGGGCGATATACAAGAACACGACCATCGACCCACCTGGCACTATCGCCCACGTGAAAGAGATGGGTGTGGAGATTATCAGACCTAAAGAAAATTTCTTTCAGCTTATTGCAAAGAAAGGGTTTCCTAATCGCTTTAGCCGTTTCTGCTGTGAAGTTCTGAAGGAATATAAAATCCTCGATAAAACCGTTATCGGTGTGCGCAAAGCGGAAGGTAGAGCGAGAAAGGAAAGATATAACGAGCCTACCCAGTGCCGATATTTTGGCGCAAAGAAAGAAGAGAACCATGTGGAGCAGATTTACCCTATCTTAGAGTGGACTGATGAAGACGTAAGGGATTTCATTCTTGATAGAGGTTTGAAGCTGGCTCCACTCTACTATGATATGGGGGGGGCAAATCGACGTTACCCGAAGACTCGGCTGCATGTGCTGTCCCCTGGCTTCAAGACGCAAGCGCCTTATCGAGTTTCAGAAGCATCCGCGCATAGCCAAGGCTTATCTGAGGGCGGGACAGAAATTCTTAGATACGCATCCTGACTCACCGGCAGTAAGCAGATATGATAACGTTTACGAATGGTTTACGCGTGATGTGTTCTATGCCAACAATAAAGATTGGGAAAAGGCGAACGGCACACTATTCGGTAAGCCCGATTACAAGAAGTTTCTGGAAGGTCAGTTTGGTATCGACCTTACCATATAGCCTTCCGGGGTTCGGGGTTTTTGAACACGAATGACACGAATAACACGAAATTCGTTTTTCGATGCCCCACCAATTATACATTAAACATTAAACATTAATGAGGAATGAGCCAATTAACACAGAACACCCTGCAGAGGATAGACAAATGGCTATCCAATGGTCTCAGCATGGAGACGATGTTCCCAAAACTGGAACAGCGGTACCGCATGCAGATTTGTGCTGAGTTTTACAAGCGCTGGGTGCAAAATAACGACATAGACCCGCGTACCACCTGCCGCAATATCGCACGGCGAGATTATACACTCTTCGTAAGTCAGGCAGGACAGGGCAACAAGGAGGCGCAGGAAATGGTGATGGCGCTGCATATTGATATTGACGAGGAAGGCAATATCAAACCCCGCACGGTTACGGAACTGAATAACGATGTGGCGGTATGCAATCATATCATCCGTTTCTTTCAGACCGACGAAAGCCCCCGCCACAAGGCGATGTATCTGAGCAGCGCTGAATGGCTGATTCGCACGGGTAAGCAGCAGAACAACGACCGCGCAGTGGATAAGGGTATGCAGGCGCTGGCTAATGTATATGGTAACTTCGTGGAGGATAAGGATGCTACGGATGAGATGCCGGATATGAGCCGCATTGCCATTACCCAGGATGTGAGCATCGTGAAGCACGACCGCATCAACTATACCGATGAGTATAAGCGCAAGATGGCTCGAAAGTATGGTCTTACGGTGAAGGATATGCAGCAGATAGCCGATGAGGAGAGTCTGAATGCTACTCCGGAAAAAGCTCCTGATTACTTCGACTACATGGAAGAGGTGATGGAAGAGAAGGAGGCTGACAAAAAAGCTAAAGAAATGAAGGAGGAACCAGCCGATGAGTAAGCGATACGGAAATCATCATCCCAACAAGATACCTCCCTTCCGTCCTGATCCGGAACACTGGACGAGGAAAAGTAGTCACGGATGGAAAGCCAAGGTTGCCTACGATAGCGAGGATGAAGCCTGCGAGTTTCTGAAACTGCACCCTAAAATCATGGCTGCCGGATATACGGCATACCAGTGCAAGGTTTGCTCAAAATGGCACGTGGGAAAGTTGAGATAGTTAATAATTTATAGTTAATAGTTTATAGAGGAAGATATGAAATACGGATTGCCCTATAAGGGAAGTAAAAACAAACTGGCAGAGAGGATTGTGAGCCTTCTGCCTAAACGAACACACCTGATAGATTTATTCTGCGGTGGTTGTGCGGTGAGCCATGCGGCATTATTGAGAAACAAGTATGAGCATATCCATATTAATGATATAAACTGGATGTGCCCTACTCTATTCATTGATGCGCTGAATGGCAAATATCAGAACGAGACAAGATGGATAAGTAGAGAGGATTTCTTCAGACTGAAAGATACCGATCCATACGTGGCGGTGGTCTGGTCATTTGGAAACAATCTGCGAGATTATCTTTATTCTAAGGAAATCGAGCCTTTGAAGAAGGCTATCCATTATGCAATATTCTTTCGTGATTACTCTCTTGGAAAAGACCTTGGCTATGATTTGTCTTTCATTGATCCTATCAGCGACATTCAGCGCAGATATGCGGCAGTAAAAAGATATTTCAGCCAGTTCGGTCACTTCCAGCAACAATCATTTGAGGGGGGGGCAGAGAGTAGCCACCAACTGCAAGTTGAACACGTCACGAGGGGGGGCAGAATCATCGAGATTGCAGAGCACAGAGGCCTACGAACGGCTCAATACCAACCTCCAGCCTTACGGGGGCGAAACGTATCAGTCAGATTGGAAACAATCGAGAGGCTTACAAACGTCCATCAGAACTTCAACATCAAGAATGCCGCAGCCGAGTCTGTGGGATTCAAAAAAAAAAATCGACAGGGCGAACTCTGCAACGGAGAACGAGCCAACTGCATTGCACAGATTGCAATACAGGGAGCGACAACTATCCCTACCGAGAAAATCGGGGGGGGCGATTTTCAAACATCACATCAAGTGTGCTTGATTATGCCAAGGTTGAAATTCCAAATGATAGTGTAATCTACTGCGATATTCCCTACGAAGACACCAACGTATATAATAAAGCTGAAGGTTTCGACTACGAACGATTCTACGATTGGTGCGAGCATCAGACACAACCCGTTTTCATATCTTCCTATCAGATGCCTGGTGACCGCTTCGACTGCATCGAAGAGTTCTCTCATCGCTCTACCCTATCAGCTACGGCTAATAATCTCGTAACGGAACGCATCTATGTTCCAAAACATCAGAAGGAGCGAGGCAATAGAGCTATTCAGCTTTCGCTCTTCTAAACATACTTCAACATACTTTCAGGATAACATTTTTATTATTATGCAACAACCACATTTGATATACCTAACAAAATTCCAGCAGCAGTCTCTGTATATGGCCGCGAAGGACGAAAGGGTGATTGCCGCAAGACGTGTGGGTAAAACCGACGGTCTTGTGGCTCCCTACGTCTGGATGGCTTCTAACTCCATGCCCGGTATGCTGGGAGCCTGGGTAGCCGTATCTCGACAGCAGGGATTCGGCAAGACTATTCCTGGTACCATGGCTGCCATGGAACGCATGTTCGGATTTACACAGGGCATTCATTTCGGTTGGGGACGGCCACCGAAGCACGCTCGTGAGGCTATCTTTAAGCCGAAAAGCTATGACAATATTATTTGGTTTGCCAATGGTGCCCAGTGGGTACTTATCTCCCTCTCACAGACCGCAAGTGCCAACTCTTACACTTTTTCGGCGATGGTAGGTGACGAGGCGAGATTCTTCCCCTACAAGAAAGTAACCGATGAGTTGATGCCGGCGTTGTCAGGCCAGACTCACCCTTTGGGAAACCTCAATTTTACCGATTACAATCCACTCTATAAATCGACAAGATTCCTGTCTGATGCTTCGCTTACTACCAAGGGCAGTTGGCTGGAGCGTGAGGAAGAGAAGCTTGACCTTACGATAGAATCAGGTAAATTCCAGGGCAAGACTTACAGATGGGTGCAGGAACAGTTGGAAGACTATGCCAACAAGATTATCCGCTACAACGACCTTATCTATAATGCCAAGAAAACAGGGCATACTCCACATGCCGTGCCGCCCGATTTGAGATTGATGGTGCGCGCCATCGCCCTCAAGATGATTAAGCACGAGGGTCAGTTTAAGATACTGCCAAATCACGGAAACAAGCTCACAAAAAACATGGTGGATATGGCGGTAAACTATAAGCTGGTGGATGCAGCGGATGCGGAACTCATCTATGATTACGAATATCTGTTTACGGAAGAAGAATGGTGGGAAATGCAAATGTTCGACAAGGCAAACAAGTTTCGAGACGAATATCTGAGAGAGCTTCGCCGTTCGGCATTCCTCGTTCGCCGTGCCTCTACCCTCGACAATGTGGACCTTCTTACTGAAGACTACATCCGAACCATGAAGCGAGATTTGCCTAATTACACCTTCATGGTCAGTATTTTGAACGTGAAAATCAAGAAATCGAACGATGGTTTCTATTCTAACCTGGATATAGATCATGTTCACGGTTATATAGTGGATGTTGATCCCCTTTCGCAAGCCAACTGGAGCACCCAGAAGGCTACAGGCATCATCGGCGGCAAGAAGATTACATCAGAAAGTTATCAGCCGGATTTGAAGGAACTGTCCGAGAGAAACGACTGCCGTATGGATGCCGACTGCGTGAACGACCTTCCTCTCTATCTCGCATTTGACTATAACGCCAATATCAATACCCTGGTGGTAGGTCAGGTATATCAGCGTGACGGATTTGAGGCAGTGAATGTCATCAAGAGTTTCTATGTAAAGAACGAGCGCAAGCTGCGTGAACTGGTAGATGATTTCTCGCATTACTATGCTCCGAAGAGAGCCATCAACCGTGACGTGGTTTACTTCTATGATGCCACCGCCAAGCAGGGAGCATCGTATGCGCTGACCGATGAGCGATTCTATCAGGCAGTGATTAAGGAGCTGGAGCGTAATGGCTGGAATGTGACGGCAATAGATATGGGTGTGCCGGAGAAGCACGAGGTGAAGCACCGCATCATCAATAATGCCCTTGCCGGTATCGAATATCCTGCCATCCGTATCAACCAGACACAGAACCCTGATTTGATTATCGCCATGCAGCTCTGTGAAGTGAGCATCGGCTATCAGGGCTTCAGAAAGGATAAGAGTCAGGAGAAGAAAGCGGAGACGGAAGACAACCTGCCATTGCAGCAGAGAACAGACTTTACCGATGCCTTCGACTCTCTATATTTAGGATGCAAATTCTGGCGAGGAAATATCGGCTGGTTCGTACTGCCGGACGGAAGGAACGTTTAAAGGAATGTTGAATGTTGAATGTTGAATGTTGAATTAGGAATGAGGGGCGGGTATCATCGCGACAGCCGCCCCTCTTGTTACTATAACCATAAACTAAAAACTAAGTTCAAAATTTTAATTCAAATGAGAACTAATTAATGAAGAAAATAAAATTCCCGCGTTTCACAACGAAGGAACTAAGACTTTAACAACTCAAAAAACTTGAATAAAATAATTGTAACTAAATACGTTTAGCATATTTTGATAAAACACTAGAAGAATCTTTTCTTTACACACACATTAGAATTAATGAAGAAATTAGAACCCCGCGTTTCACAACGAAGGGAACTAAGCGATTTTCGATAAGTAAAAAATAATCGTTTAACTTATAAAATATATCTGACAAAACATTAGAAGAATAAAAATTCTATTTACCTTAATGGCGATTTTCGCACTGTTCATCGAAGGCTGCAATGCAGTCATCTTTCTTATCTTTGCTCAGTGCATCCCATCGCTCCTGCCATTTGATTTCTTGGGTGTAGGCGGAAATGTAACAGATGGAACTGATAGGAATCACCATCTGCGTATAGTCTGTCTCTGAGTCTATGTATGTAACTCCTATCACCGTATCCTTCGACGTAGCATCAATCTCATCGCCTATATATGAATCCTGCACCAAAGTCTCAAAGGCTTGATTGTGGAGAGTGATGTATCTGCCATTATTAAGATGGATTTCAATAATGACCTCATAGAAATCACCCGAATCCTGATTCAGACTCTTTATCTGCTCTTCGAGCGATCCATACTCCTTTACATCAAAATTAGGTGCGCTATTTTGCATCCATTCTGCAAGGTCTTTCAACTCCCCCAGAAAATCATCTTGTTCCATTCCTGTCATATTTTTCTTGTTTGCAAAGTTAATTATTTAATTTGAAATAGTGGGGACAAAGGTAGTGACTAATCACTATCCATTAATCAATAATCACTATCCAATAATTACTAGTCATTAATCACTAAAACTAAAGTTCCTTTACCAGCAGCAGACGGCCATTTTCATTCCTTGCCTTTTTCCGATAGCCAAGGCGCTGATACCACTCTAGGACGAAAGGCTTGCTGCCTTTATCATCCCACTCTAGCTGTGCCGACTTGCAGCCCAGTTTCTTAGCTTCCCGCTCTGCGGTCTCTATCAGGAGGCGAGCCGAACCCTGCTTGCGGAACTTCTCATCTACCCAAAGGTTGTAGATAGCGCAATCGGCATACTGATAATACTCGTCTTTGTAAGGTCCAGGCTTCGGTACCTCCACCTGTACGGTGCCGTGATGATTTTCATCTACGACAACAATTTTTTGGGATGACTCCCAATCTTGAATCTGTATCATAATATATTCTTTTTTATAAATCCTTAAAGTCACTTGCTAATCAAATAAACTCTAAAGGTAAATCCTTTCTTGGTTCTATCTTCAGACCATGATTATTCATAAGCTGCAGGCAAGCATCCTCTGTAAGATTCTGCCAGTCGATTTTATCCTCTTCGGTTAATGGAATAGGCAAAGAATCTTTAATCTTCATAAACAGGTCTTGTATTTTCTCCTCTCTATAATCAGAATCCAAATAAGCCTTATAATCGAAATAACCGAATACGAGACCTTCTTGCAAACCACTAGGACAATAATGAGGACTTATGTCACGCGTCCATCTTAACATAGGGAAATGAGAAGACTCTACTGCCAATAGAGCATGAAAACGCTCCAAAGCTATAGCTTTTGCCTTATCACGATCGATAGCTTTCAGGTAAAAGTAAAAACAACAGCCTATACCTTCTCCAGATAGAAACCTTACAGCATCGAAAAACTGACCCGACTGACTTAAATCATTGACAGAAACATTCTTTGCTTTTGAAGAGTTATCTATTCTGATAGAAATTTCATACCAGTATTCCTTTCGAAGCTGCTCCTCATCATCAATATTATATTTCTCTATAGTTCTATCCTCGGCTTTTTTAGCAAACGAATCAGCTTTCTCTTTGTCAGAGAACACGCCATCAACACGATAGTCACTATACTCGCCAGATGTTACTACGTAAGCGGTTTTAGGCTTATCGGTTGGAGCCACAAACAGGGTATTAAGGGATGTTGCAGGAACCCAGTTCAGATTAACGATATACTCGACTTTGTGTAGTTCAGGATGATCTACTGCAAAATCTCTACATAGTTTAAAAGTTCCTTCGTATACCGGATCACCATTCGGGTAGAAACCGAAATGGTCTATTACCTTTGGTCCGATTTCATCCATAACAAACAATTCCGGTCTTTCTCGCTCACCCTTCACGTCTTCAAGATATTGCCCCTTCGCCCAGTCTATCGCCTTGTAGAACTCGTCATCGATATACATATATCCGTAATAAAATTCCCGGAACGCATCTTTACCTTCTTCTGACAAGGCTTTCGCCTTGACATCGTAGAATCGGTCTTCGTCCAGATATTCAAACATATCTGGAAAATCTTCCACGATAAAGAGAGAACCCTCGTCCGTATAAACGATAAATGGCTTGCTGAAGTCAATATTGAAATCCTCATCGGTAATAGGGTGCCAAAGGGATTTCGTCTTTTCTGCTTCTGTATATAAACTCATTTTTTATGCCTATTTAAAATCATTAATTTATAATCAGATGAATCTCATCTTCGTAGTCCTTGATAATCTCTATCGGACGGAAATGCTTATCCAGGTACTTCTCGGGAACTTCATTCATCGGACCCTCAAACAAGGTCTGAATGTTGCGGGTATCGGGAAGAATAACATCAATGCTTACCTGACAGAACTCATCGATGATAGTGCCTACAAGGTCGCCTATCTTCAATGGCGAAGGATGCAGCTTCTTCTCCTCTTCATCACTGAAACAAGGAACGAATGGCTTCTTCTTCTCGCAAATCACGTAAGGATTTACGATGCTCTTATGCTTGGAAGCATCCTCTATGAAACCATTATAATGGATAGTGACAGCGTTAAAGTTTCCAAGAAGGTTGATAGGGCAAGCCTGGATAATCTCAGCAAGAGTCGGTTTGAATAAAGCTGATGAGCCGAAAGTATGCACTGCCTCAAAACTAGGCAGCACGCTTTTCACTTCCTTTGGGTGTTCCTTATTATAGATAGGCTTATCCCAGATACATGAGTTGCCAAACACGTCTTTAACCTTCGGATATTCCATAAGCAAAAACTTCTTTGCCTCCGAGTTAGAACGGAAGCAGATAACGCTGATGTCTTCAGCTATCTTTTCTATCTGTTCCTTTGTAAATTCTATCTTTTCCATAATCTATATTTTTTCTATTTTCCTGACTTACCTACGGGCAAATTACTTTTCTATCTGAGATAGACAACAACCCGATTAAAGTTAATGTCTACCGATGGAGTTTTCTTCTTCTCCTCGGGAGTTCCGTAACTATCCAGGGCAAATCCCTGAAACTTTCTCGTTACCTGCACGAATGGATCATCTTCATTGCATATCTGCACAAAATCATATTGCTTAAAAATATATTCCATGCCTCCATCGCCTGTGGGCTTTTCTGACAAAAGCAATTCTTTCTTCCACTCTGAGTTGAAAGGTACGAATGCTATGTTTAATTTTCTTTCCTTGTACAAAGGAAGCATGAAAAAAGAACGGGTATACGCAAGAAACTCGCCATATCATTTTGCTGTCCTGCGTTCATGCTTTGTTGTTTATTCTTCGTTCCCATCTATCTTTTTCATTTCTCCGTTCTTGAACTCATAATCTATTTCGCGCAGTTTAGACTCTAGCATCTGGACTTGTGCCAAAGACGGCTCATAGCACACTACATCATCAAAGTTACAAACTGCAAGATTAGCGGAAATACTGTTGGCAAAAAATTCTGAGTACTCGCTATGACTACATTTCCAGGTATTAGGATCGCATATACTCAACACAGCGCTACTGTCATTCTCAATAATATAAGAAAAATGCAAAGACATTAACTTATTCCATTTCCACATATTACTTTTTACGCAAAGAAATCCCTTATCATTACCGTAATCTCGGCTTCTCAAAAGATAGATTCTGTCTTCCTCTAAATCTTCCGGACGGATAGGTTCTATACCCGAGCTGTCTCCATACTCACAAGGCTTAACGCGATATTTACAGTTCTCAGTATCAATACCGCAATCCTCTGGGTTGAACTCTCGCCAATTAGGTTCTTCTAATGGACGATACTCCACGGGCTTTCCCTCCTGGATGGCTTGCAGCACCTGCAGCAAGCCGTCAACATCAAACAAATAATTCTTCTTCATAACAATTCTTTTTATTATTCTTTCTATATTACCAATGCACGTCTTTCTGATATTCGTCTCGCTCAAAATTATATAAAGTTTTATCCCATCTGTACCACTGGTAATCTGTACGGTAATTGTAATTGTCTTTCTTTGTATAGAAAGACGTTACTACACATAACCTTTTCATGCAGAAATCGGGATGAGCTTGCGCAAAAGATAGAGCTTGCGCTATAGCTGCATCCGCATCGGCAACAGATAAGAACTGCTTCATGTGTTCCGGGATAGGACGCATAAAGAATGCCTTACCTTCACATGCCGATGGGTTTGTATAATAAAGATTGGCGTAATACGTCTTATAATCACTTAGTCGTGCTGCCATAAATTTTCTAAGCTTTATAATTCTTACTTATGAATACGGATAAGACTTGGAATGCAGCACTCGTAGCTTTTATATTGTGGTTCTACGTAGCTGACTTCGGGATTTGTATCACGCATAGCGTTTATCTCATCCAGAGAATAAGACCACAAACTGTAGGATTGAATGAAACCTATATAAAGGATAGAACCTTCATAGTCATAACCAGCAAGACGGCCGAGGGAATTTCCCTTCGCCTTACCTCCCGTAATCAGAACTCTACGACCTTGATAAAGATGATAAATCTCCTTAACCGTCAATCCGGAAATATCCTCATACACGGAATCAGCAGAGGCAGGTGAGTCCGTCTGCTCCGTTCTCTCCTCGTTAGGATTCATCTTTACGACAACACGTACTCCTAATTCATCGAACTCTTTTTTAATTTTCAGGCCACTGAGCTTTGACTTTCGCCAGTTATCAGCCCAAGAAAGGAGCCAGAAACCTACAAAGAAACCAGCCAACACAACGATCATTGCCCACAGGCAGCAATCGTATATCTCCTGAGATATAACATAAGGGTTGGTATAAATATTCTTCAGCTTGCCGATACCATAGATAAGGATAACGGCAAGGATAGGTACCAATGCTGCCAACAGGTTAACACCGATAACCTGGGCATAATACTTCAATTTACTTTTCATCATTTTCTTTTTGTTTTGATTCATAAATCTTTTTTATTTCATCAAGATTTCTGATACACAAATCTCGATAAACACCTCCAAAAGTTTCTGCCTGTTTATACATGCTGTCCTTTACCATAAAACGGCAATCAAGACCGCGTGCCAGAGTTTTAACCGCGATAACGAAACCGACAAACTTATCCGGATCATATCTGTCCTTCTTAATAGGAGACTGAGCACCGATGCGTATCTCATCCGTAATCTTATATGTTTTCTTGATTACTTCCGATGCAGCATGAATACTCGTTATCGGCTCCAAAGACACGAAGGTCTTAATCTTGTATTCATCGTGCAATTTGCGTAAAGCTTCGATGCGCTTCTCTGTAGAAGGAGCATTAGGCTCCAGCTCATCTTTACCGGTGATAGTGAAACCGATGGTGAGGCAGTGGGGTAAATTTTCCACATATTCAGGCCAGACTTTATGAGAACGAGTCAACACCAGCTCCCAGCCTTCCGTGTATAACCAATCTACATTTTTTGTAAGAATCGTAACAGGAATCTGGCTTGTCACTAACGTATAAAGCATCCATTTGGTTATATTATTATTATTATCTAAATAGCTATCGAACGGATCGCAAGTAAACGAAAAGAATATACCTCCATCCTTGCGAATCTTATCCTCTCCGATTTTTGCAAGATCTGCCAGTATAAGACGTTGTGCAGCTAAGACTGCATGCATAAAAACTGCTGATGGATAGATATTTTCACGTGCAGTTATACCTCTATCTTTCATATACATTTTTAATAGCTTTTCTCGCAGCCTGATGATAGGTGCTGCCAGTTCCGGCTTATCGCCGAAGACGTGGCTCAACACTCCTCTGCGGTTATAACAATATGTGCAGCCATTAGAGCAACCATGGTAAAGATTGATTGCCCACTTAGCATATTCACCAGCCGCACCCTGCGGCTGGTAAATCAATGCTCCCTTAACAGGAGTTTCTTCTTTATTCTGCATAATCTTCTTCTTTTATTTTTTCTCTAATTACGATGTTTCCGTCTGAGTCAATATCAACGCTGCATTCTCCCGTTTTATGCCAGCCATTGTGGTATTGGAAGGTTAAAACTTTATCTCCCCTTGAATGACGAAAAGAAAGATTTACCAACAGACGTTTTTTGCTAATCAATGGCTCAAATGAGCGGAAACGAATGCAATCTCTAGTTTGATTCTTCTCAGGAACTGTAACATATCTTATCCATGGACCGCCATCGAACCATGCTACGAGATAGATAATAGCATCGTCGCTCGCCTTCTGAAAGACAGAGTTAGACAACAACTCATGTTTTGTCATACGCTATTCTTTTTTCTTGTTATCTTCTTCCATTAGGAAATCGATACCGGAATGGATGTTACCCAACTTGCGAAATCTCTTAGATAATGTCAAGACGTGCTGACTGAAAGACTCTTCGCTAATATCCAACTCGAAATCTTCATCCTCATCTGGCTCATGATGTCTTACGTACCCCTTGCCAGGAGTATAGACGAGGCGATGATAAACACCAGTATGGCAAAGATATAGACCACATTCTTTACGACAAGAGAAAATACTGTCAGGATTCTCCAAGTAGCAGAGAAGCACGTCGCCATCATAAATAGGGATGTAAATCCTTCTATTGTCATCGACTCCATCGTACTTTGTATTTTCTATCTCGTCTGCCTGTCGTGACATACCGACAATCTCGAAGCCGCTATTCATCATATCAGTGACAGCTGGAAAGGTTTTCGGGTCTGTTATATTGAACTCCTGTTGAACCAACTTTTCGCCTGGTTTACGAAAACTTACGAGAATATGCTTGTATCTTGTTTCAGGCGAGTGTAGCTCTACATAAAAATCAACACTTTCATGCTTGTAGGTAACATAGGCTTCCTCGGCGATAACCAAGACGCGCTCCAAGGCTGCCGAGTCCTTATAGTTCACCATGTAATACTCCTTCTTCATCTTCTGAAGAACAGAATACATGTTCATGGCTTCGTTCTCATCAATACCATACTTTTGACAGATGTACTTGTATTTGTCAGGGCGGACCCCATCTGTCAACTGCTCTAGATTATACATAGTCTTCATTGCGGCTAGGTACTCTTTTGCTTTTACAAGATAATCGTTATTCTTTACCATATCTTTTTCTATTAATTTCTTTATTACTGATTATTACTCTTCTTTTTTATCTTCTAAATCCTCACTCTGTTCAAAGTTCTCGTTCCAACAGATAATGGTGCCTTTTTCAGGTATTCTACATACGAAACCTGGGCAGCACCAGCATTCTGTGGAATCTGTTCTGACAGGGCAATCGTTTACTTCATCTTTTTCTCCGTGAGGGCACGGGATGTTCTTAGGGTACTCCGTAGCTACGACTTTCACAGCATCATAAATAGAGTGAAGTCTGTAATTTAAAGCGCTGATCCTTTCATACAGCTTTCTATTTGCCTTTTCTAAAGCGTTGTTGCGTTTATACTGATGAAAATAGGAATCATCCTTCAATCGTTCGTACTGCTTACGGAAGCGATGGTTGGTGTACTTACGGAAGAATTTAGACTTACTGCCCGATTCTATGATAAGATCAAAGATAAAGCCTGCTATCTTCTCCTTCACCTGTTTCATATTTATCTTCATACGATTATCCTTCTTTATCACTATTAATAAGATCCTCATATTCACCAATCGTGATTTCCGTGAAATCAGGATTCTTCTTCTCGGCTCGGATGCTATCATCGAAGAAGGCAAAGTAACGGTCATTGCAGCGAAGAAGCTGAGTGATGGAGAAAGCACCAACTTTGCCGATGCTTACACCAAGTTCCTTCAATATATCGAAATGGCTGGTGACAGCCTTGTAGGAGGCAAGAACTGCAGCGATAGCCTTACCCTGCTTGCAACGCTTGTTTGGCTTTATTGCTACGTAATGACCATCCTCAAACATTCGGCTATCTATCTTTCTCCATGCCTTTTCATCCAATATGTCGAAACGCTCAGATGGTACCCAGATAGCGGTTATCTCATACTCTCGCAGCAGACTACAGTTAGGCTGATAACCTTGCCACTTTTTAAACTCGAAGCCTACGGCTTCATCTACTCTCTTCATGTAGGCCTGGTATTCTTTTTCTTCAGCTTCAAGAATACCCTTAATGTATTCGTAAGCTTTTGTCCCTTGTTTTGCTTCGTATAACATATCTTCTTCTTTTTTTAGTTCTTACTCTTAATCTGCGACGGAATCGCTGAGGACGGGGGTGAGAGGGAGGCGGCGGTGGCGGGATATTCGGCGGCTTTATAGGCTCATGCCCACCTTCAAATATTCCGGAAAACAACACCAGGAAGAATATCGCAAATACCCAAAGCATGGTTACGATGATCTTTTCCTCCGTCGATAACTCTAACGTCATTTCTTTCTTCTCCTATTACGTTTATTCTGTAGATACTGCCAAAAGTCTTTTGGGGTAGGAATCATCATAAATGATTTATCCATCATCGAGACTTGTGGATGATAATAATAATCTCTAAGAATTTCTTTCATACGCTTATTTTTTAAAATGATTACTACAAATACTGCCACATGACGTTTCTTCCTGATTGCCGATGCACCAGCCTTGACCGTAGGCATCTTCGTTGTCGAACCAGTAGCAGTTACCGCAACATTTCTTTTCTTTCTTTGCCATAAGCTATTTGAACTTAATGATGAAAACATCCTTGTTTAACCACTCTTCCGGACCCATTCCTTTCTGCGGCTTGCCGATGGAGATGCTTTCGATGTTCTTTTCTACTACCTGGCGATCCTTGGCGTAACCTGCGTAAAAGAGAACGTGAGTGAAGGGCTTATATTCCGGCTCACCTAGTACACGGCAATAGCCGCCGAACTCATCAAACAATACCTCGCCGCTTTCGGCTTTCTGGTTTACTAATCGGGAAGCCCAATAGGGCTTGATTTCCCGATACTCTTCTGTCTTCTCTCCAGAAACAATTTTCTTGAACCATTTCTTTTCGAGGACGAGGGATAATATTTTCTTTTCTGCCATATTACTTACTTTTTAACCAGCGATGGAATAGGGGGATTGGGATAAATCGTAATTGAAAAACTGCTGCACCGCTTCCAGCTTTTCGAACAACTGCTCTTCTTCTGATTTCTTTCGGAAGAAAGAAGAATAGATGTTTCCCATTGCTGAATAGAAGAAATTATGAGGGTTCCAGTATAGCTTAGTGTAGCCATCACGCAGTTGGAATGGGGTATGAGGCATAGTGATGGATAGCATAGACTTACTGAATACCGGCAACACCGTTACTGCTAACATCTGCGCTTCGTAGCGTGCTTCCTCTTCATCTACCAACGTGAGGGGCACAATGAAACTGCGAGGTTTTTCCTCGCTCACTTCCTCCCCTACGATCCAATTACCGAAGTCAGAGACTGTACTGTCATCAACTATAGAAATTTTGTGCCACAGGGAAGGATTATCGAAATCTTCTTTCTTAAAGACGAAGACTTCTTTACCTAAACCAGCATATTCTTCTGTCGGTTCTTTCTTTGATTCTTCTTTCTTTGCCATAAGCTATTTACCTTTATAATCGATACCATTCTTTTTCAGATACTCTTCGGCTGCCTCTTGGCTATTAAACTTCATGGGAATACCGAACCAACCTTTCAGGTATCTGTATCTTTGCCACCAATGTTTTTTATACATGATGAAGTACCTAACCTCACCCGCAAAGCTCGGATACCACTCCATATTAAAGAATCTGGTAAGACGAGCCGAAACAATTTTTATCTTCATACGCTATTTCTTTTAACTAACTACCCCTACATACTTCAATTTAGCGAATCGGTATGAGGTGTATACTCCGTCGAGCATTTTATTGACTCTGGCCGTAAATCTCAGGATGCAGCCTGTATAATCGTGAAACCCTAAGATGATATACTTCTCACCGACATACCCTGCTACGTATGCGCCAATATCCTTTCCCTTATAAAGGGCTGGCTTCCCCCGATACGAATCAAAAAAGGCTTTATTTGTCATGCGCCATTTGCTATAATATACCCGCTCATCCTTGAAACCGATGAGGCGCTTGGCATCCTCCTCAGTTATCAGTTCCAAATCATCGTTGTTACCATTATCCTTGATAACCAAATCATCGGTAAGGACGAAATAATACTTACCATCATGGGTGAAAAGATTAGTAGGACGGAAAGGGATGCAGGAAACGATGGCACGCAGCCCTAACTTCTTCAGAATATCATCGTGATTGGTAACTGGAGGATATGAAGACATCACTTTTTTAATAGCCCTACCCTCTTCATTATTCAGATTAGGAGTTATCCAAAGCTGATTATCATCATGATAAGTCTTGCTCCAGACTTCCTTATCCAATGTTTCGTACTCCTCGGGAGTAACAACAAACTCGTAGATTTCCAACTTTCGGGAAAAGGTTGAGTTTACATAAGAGGCAATGACTCGGGTTAACTGGAAGGGTACCGCCCTGCGGATGCGACCACAATACTCTGCGCTTTGCTTTCGCTCCTTATCTATCACGTCCTTCACCCACTCCAAAGACTTAGAACCTTCTTTTAATTTAAATATGTGCATAGTGCTATTACTTTAAATGATTCTTCTTAGGACCAGCGATAGAATCGCTGGGAACGGGGGCGCTCTTTTGCTTTTTGACTTGGCAGGAGCAGGAGGCTGAGTGAATGCAGCAGGTGTAGCCTCTGGCGGTCTCAAAGATGATATACTCGTGACCTTTTGATGTTACGGTGATACTGCTGCCTTTTATCCGGTCGCCTTCTCTGTAATCGGTAATGAGCGCATGAATAAGCAGATAGAGCATGCTAAACATAAAGAGTGTAAATATCACATCTGAGGTCGTTGCTTTCAACTCATGAAAGAGTTTCTTTAACTTTGTTTTATCCATATCGTTTTGTTTTTACTTAATCTTCTAATAAAGACTGATGGACCTTCAGTTCCTCGCAACCGCAAAGACGGAGGAAATGCTGCAGGTCGTGAATGCTTACTATCTGCATAACTCCTGTGGATTTGCCATAGTCTTTATCTTTTTTAATTTACCATACTTCCGTTTCAAACTCTCAATGCTATCCTCTATGATTTTCTTTGTCAGTTCTTCGGGGAAACATTCAATATCCATGCCCTGATTGAATACATATCGTTTGAGCACTCCGGGATAGAAATCCTTAATCTCATCACGCTCGAAATCCTCATACGCAATAAAATCAATATTCTCGACAGCAAACAACTCACCATCCTTAAAGTTACATCTGACGACATTAATGCCTCCAGGATATACCGTTAAGGCATAATTGCCGAAAGGAATCAGCTTGCTTACGTTTACAGCAGCAAGAGCAAGCTCTTGTGCTATCTGCAATTCAGTAAGACGTTTATATCCCCATATCGACGGAAGATAAACGTTCGGAAAGTTGGGGTGGAAACGCATTCTTGAACAATAAAATGACCAGTAGCCGTTTTTTGCCTTAACCAGCATATCAGCCTCTACCCTACCATCAGCATAATGATACACCACGGCATAAAGACTGCCAGCATCATTGCGAATTACGAACTCCACATCAACTTCTGTACGCTCCACCTCTCTAGGCTCTGACATACGCTTAACGGCATTGTTGAATTTTAAATATGCCGTATCATCTGCGTTTCCTCCTCTATAGAAGGTAGGTGCCAAAGTGATAGGGTCTTTATCGTTTCCTTTCGGTAATGGCAGCTGAATATCAATTATTCTATGATCCATACGCCTTTCTACTTATTGTAATCTACCACGATGTTGTACTTTGCGAGGACGGGTACCAGACCGGTCATTACACCCTTGCCAAGAAGTGGAACGGCATCGAGCACGCTATATGGGATAACCTTCTTCTTAGGAAGCTGTTCGCGGGTGGCTTCCTCTTCGAGTATTTTCTTGTAGGTTTCCAACTCCTTGTCGGCATCATCGCGCTCATCGAGAGCCTTCTTGTATTTGGCATTCAGCTCATCATATTGCTTCTGAGCCTCCTTAGCCTCCTGTTTCTGCTTGGCAATATAGTCACTGGCTTTGAGCATGGTGGAATTGGCTTCATCGGCTTCTTTTCGCAGGTCTGTTATTTCCTGCTGATGCTGGGCTTTCATATCCTCCATCTGATGTTGTAAATCGGATAGTTTCTGGCGCAAGGCATCGGTATCGGTGGCGGTATGCACAAAATCGAATAGGCGCTCTATGTTCTGCTTTAACTGGGCGCAGGTTTCGGCGGTGGAACCGATGAGGGTTACAGCTTCTTCGGCGGTGAGGGTATAGCCTGGGGTGGCTTCCTTTTTGCCAGCGATAGAATCGCTGGGAACGGGGACGAGAGAGGATTTTTTATCAGGTGCTCCAGTGAAGGGCATTGCAGCTTTAGCTTCCTCGGCTTTCTTCTCCTCGGCTTGCTGCTGTTCCTGCACAAATTCGATAGCGGAAGGCATATCTCCCAGCTTATCGTAGTAATTATCTTCCTGGGCATCGAGTGCAAGGCGACCTTCGTACACTTCCCACAGACCGTTGTCGATGAGATAGTAGATAGCAGAAAGCACGATGCGCTCGCCGTATTCGTCGATGTAAGCATTGAGCGGTTTCACCCAGGCTTTTTCTACTACGTCCTTGAGCCATTCCTTATAGACGATACCCATCAGCTTCTCTTTATCCCCTTCCACAGCATAGCAGGAGGCGATGCGAGGGATGATGTAGAGAGGTTCCGTTTTCTGCAGGAAGTTCTCGAAGTTGATGCCGAGTGCCTGACGGACCATATTGCTTACGCTCTTGAACTTGTATTTCTTCAGTAATGAGCGAAGAATATTCTGTTGTTTCGTGTTCATGTTTTTGTAATTGTTTATTGTTTATTTTTATTTGCCACAGTTGCCATCCTGCTGCTCATCTGATGCTTCGGAAGCATCATCCTCTCCTTCGATAATCTCAAAGCCATGCTTTCGGGCGGTAGCCTCGCTGCGCTCCGAACGGTCGGTTTCACTATCGTAGGCTATCCACCAGGTATGGCCGGGAACGGCGAAGTAGTTGCGCTTATGAATCATCAAAAACTTGAATGATGCGGCAGAAGAGGTGATTGGTCGCTGTGACAGACGTAATTTGGTTTTGCGCTCCAGCCCATATTCTTCTCGCAAACGTTCCTTCCGAAAGAGTTCCTTGCGAGCTTCTGACCGACGGAGAAGATAAGCCTTATATCGACGAGGATTTTTCTTCTTGAGTTCCTTTAATGGACAAAAGCCGGATGCTCGCAATCGGCGAGTACCTTCCCTGCAAGCTTCACTTGTCGGTTTACCCCGGAGGGAATCGTACCAACCGTTCTCCTCGCAGGTTTTCTTAACGTCCATTGTCAGTTGGCGGCGTATAGCTTTCATATCCTTTTTCAGTCCGAGTTCATTTTTAAACCTTTGGACAGTAGAAAAGGAGATACCGAACCATTCCATCATTCTGCGGTTGGAGTTTTTGGGGAAGAGTTTAATGAACTTCTTCTTCAGCTCACCTTCGAGCACATAGGTTTTCACACCGTTGCTTTCGGGTGTTGCCCTCATCGGTAACTGATACTTCGCTTTGCCAGTTGGTTTGAGTGGGGTCTTCGTATTTCCGAAACTCATGCTTCAGCCTCCGGTTCTGGTTCTTCCGGCCAGCCGTCCTCCTGATAACCCGCCTTATGTACCTCTGCTGATTTCTCACGGCGATTGTCGTAATATACAGGTTGTTCACCTGCGGCTACTCGCTCCTTATTATACTCAGCATAGGCAATGGCTATCTTATCCATAAACTCCTCGTTGGCACGGCGTTTAGCTATCTTGTAATCTTGGGTAGCTTTCTGATATTGATCATGAGCTTCGGCACGAGCAGCATCTTGCTGAACGAAGAAAGATTTCTTTTCCAAGGTTTGCTTGCCGAGAAATTCTTTCAGGCTAGACTTCTGACGTTCCTTGAACTCAACTTCCTTATCCAGGAGTTCCTTCTTACGTTTCGCGAAAGCCTCGCCCCCATCGGTCTTGATTTTCAAAGCATTTTCGTGCTTTTTGTCTCTCTCCTTGCGTAACGGCGCAAGGACCTCTTTCTGAAATTCTTCTAATGTTCTCATTTCTTTATTAATCTTTAATGTATTATAAAACTTTTCTTAGTCGAAGAGGGAATGCTGGCATACCTTCATTTCCTCTTCTTTTGCTGTCTTTTCCGCTTTCTTTTCCTGAACTGCAGCAGATAGTATCTGTTTCAGTCCCTTGCGAGAGGCGAGAGGTTCCCTCGATATGATGGAAATAAACTTATCTCTGCCTAGTTTTCTGTAGAAAGGAAGAAATTCCTTATCCACCAAATCGGCAGGTTCTCTAGGGGATAGTATACCTTGGTAAGGCTGACCTTTCCCATCTACTAACAGGAAATGGCGTGTGCCATTTTCCTCATCTGATATGTCAATGCCTCCGGAATATTTGGCTATGCTGAGTTGACTGTACAGCCATGCCTCCTTGGCTATCACGATTGTTTTCATATACTAATTATTCTATAATGGGATAGAATTGATACTATGGCGAAGTTCTACCAGTTCTATTCTTGATAGCCACAAATCCTTGTCGCCTATATAGACGTGATAGCGATCGCCTTCCTTCAATATCTTGATATTCATATCTTATTTTTCAGTATTTAAATCGTTCTTGATTTCATCCCACATCGCCATTTCCACCTTCTCACCGTCGAAGTGGCCAACGGCAACAAGTTCGCCACCTTCCTGGGTAGCATCAGCAGAAGAGATAGCACTACTGCGGATAATCATTATATCAAACTCATGGATAGCATCGAGGATGCTCTTCATATCGATGTGTTGCATATTCTCTCTAGCATTCAGACGTATGCGCTGAATATCAGCATCAGTCAGCTTACTGGACGTTTTCTCCTGCGCATCCCTCACTGCCTGCGTCTCGATAGTGATACGCTGCTGCTCATAAGCATCAGCGAGCAGTTCCGAGTTTTGTATCTGGGCAGCGATATTCAGAAACTTCTTGAACAATTTACTTCCACCAGCAAGCAGCGTGGTAGCTAAACTCTGCTCAATGAGAAGAGTCTTACCTTTTACCTGCCAGTAAATCAATCCAGCCTTCTCCCACTTCTTGATCGTAGCAATTACGCTGGTCAGACTATCCAATGTTTTGAGAGCTTTCTTTGCTCTATGTCTTTTAAACGGATTCCACATAATCTATATATTGTTTAAAGATGAATATTCCTGTTTAAAAAGCGCCCTATGCTTACGCACCGGGGAGGTGTAGGGAAATGTGAATAGACAACCCTACATTGCTTTTGCTTGTAGTTATACAGAATCAGCCTTTCGCCAAAGGCTCATCATGCTATGAAACATCTACACAAATTCAATAATTTAACAGTTAGAGCTTTAAAAATCTTCGATAAACTATATTGAATCTTAAAACATGAATTATCATTAATGGGTGATGAACCTGGTGCCGTCTACTTCGAGCACAAGAATATCGTTCACCACGCGGATTTCTCCACTGTTTACGAACTGCACTTTTCTCTGATGACGCATAACATCCACCTTCAGGCAGACGCATTCACCTTCATCTACATGCCCAGTCTTGGTGAGGAACTTGATGTAGAACGATTTGCGCTTTACGTTTCTCGCTGTCTGCGGATGAATATAGCCAGTTACCTGCTGTCCGCTACGTGGGTCTATCCACTGCCACTTCTCACAGAACTGACGAAGGTTCTGATAAGACTGATGATATTTTGCCATAACTCTTTTCCATTAGTTTATGAATGCTTACATCATGCTCCCGAAGTCGTGATAATCGTGATGACTCTCCTGCGCTGCATCTTCTGCATAAGGCGGGAAATCGGTGCTCAGAAAACGGTTAAGAATAGCATCTTTTACCTTCAGCTTATCCTTTTTTATCTTCTGACGGTGGCGCAAAGCATCAGGAAAACAGATGTTTCTCAATGGATTTGACCAGTCGCAAGCATCATCACATGCCGAATAGTTAGAATAGAGCACCATCGAATAATACGAGAGCTTGCCCGTTGGCGTATCGAGCATCGGACCAGCTACGGTAAAAGCCTTTTCCTCGTTATAGAGCACCAGGTGAGAAGTCTGTGCGGTTACGTCCTTATGACTCACATATAAGATTCTATCCTTCCACTCCTGCAGGTGAATATCAATCCAGTCTTCCACATTCTTATCTGTAGAGAGCACCAGGTGGGTAATCCAACCTCGCTCAAAACACGTTTGCAGATAGTTGATGATATAGCCAGTGGCAGATGTTCTGCTTACAGTCATCGCCAGCACCATCACGCAGAAATGGTTTTTCGTTGTGCGGTTGGGCGTGGTATCTACCATATAGCCTATGGCGTGGAAGAATTTATCTACCAGCACATCGCCGTGAGTAAAAAAGCTCAATGCCCGCCGTGGTGCTTGCATCACGGCTTTGGGCAGTTTTTTATCCACGCAACAAGGGGGGATAAAGAGCAAAGTATCGTCCATAATCTTATCTCTATCTTATTCGTTCGATGTAAGTTTATTCTTCAATAATCATCGGCATGAGCAGCGTCAATGCTCGTGGTGATGACTCATTGGCTGTGATGACACCAGCGCGGCTCGGGTCGCCCAGATGCAGACAGATGGTATCGCTAGGGATAGGTGCCAGTGAGTCGAGCAGACTGCTTGCCTTGAAAGCGATGCGATGGTCTTCCGGACAAGTGCTATCCGTGATAATTACCTGGTCGTTGGCTTCCATATTGAAGTCGAGGTCTCGCGCTGCCACATCGAGGAACATACCTTCCCTATTGAGCACAATCATGTTGGTGCTTTCACTTGCAAACAGAGCTACACGTTTTACAACATTTGCCAACTCCCGTTTGTCAACTACCACTTTGTAAGGGTTATTCTTCGGGATAACGGAGTTGTAGTTAGGATACTGGCCTGACACCTTCTTACAGATGAAGGTAATATCGCCCGAAGTAAAGCGAACCATGGTTTCGTTTGCCTCAATATCGATGTCCTCACAATCCTCGAAAACGGAAAGGGTTTTGAAGTAGGCGTTATGTACGAGAATCTTACCTGGTGTACCCTCACGGAAGAAATCGCTGCCACCAGTCTCAGGATTGTTGGTATGAATGAGTTTGATGAGTCGGTGGCCATCCGATGCCACAAAAGTCACATCACTTCGGTCCTCGGCTACATCGATGCAGAGGCACTTCATAATCGGTCGCAACTCAGAATCGGAAACAAACTTTCCGGCATGAGCGAGCACGTTCTTGAAGGTTGCCATCGGAAGGGCGATATGAATATCAGCATTGTTAGGCTGCTGCGCACGAGGAAAATCCTCTGCACTGAAATAAACCAGACTTACGTTACCCTTCTTTACATTCTCGCCGTTCTGAGTGCAATACTCGATATTCATATTGCGTTCCTTATCCTGCGAGAGGTCGAGAGTAATCACACAATCAGGGAGCGTAGAGAGGAGCGAAAGCAGATTGCCGATAGGCAGAACTACATCTTCCTTGAAGCTGCCATCTACGATACTGAGAGGTGCAGGTATAATGAGTTCCGAATCAGTGGTTCCGGCTACGAAGAAGAACTTACCATCCTCCTTACACTGGGTAAGGAGAACGTTGCTGAGTGCTACTATGGTTGACTTGCTGTCAATACACTTCGCTGCTTTCTGCAGAGCCTGGCGAAACAATATAGATGATTGAGCTTGTATTTTCATTTTTATTTATTCTTTATTTTTTATTATTACGGACCAGCGATGGAATCGCTGGGAACGGAGTTTAGAACGGCAGATCGTCTTCGTTCGGCATATCTGGGTAGCCCTGACCGTCAGCTGGCGGTACATAGGCTGTGGCGTTGCCGGCAGAGCCATAGGCTTGCTGCGGATATGGCTGCTGATTAGCAGTTAACTGCGGCTGGAAGAGAGAGGCGATTCGCTTATTCATGCGGGTACGGATAGCCTTAAAGAGGTGGCTATTTTCATCGTTAAAGTCCTGGTTCATAATGTCAGGATCTTTTTCTTTTCCAGCTTCCTTCACCTGCTCTACGAGCTTTGGGAATCTCTGGGCTACAGCCTTGACGTAATCAACCGAATAAGAAATCTTCATCTCATGGGTAGGCACACTCTTGTTGGTGTCTCCACGCTCGGCGTTGCTCTGACGTATCTTATTCTTATACGCGTCATTGAAAGGGTCGATGATAACTCTCATCTTAGCCACCTGCTTACTTGCATCATTTTTAGATGCCTCTACTCTAATCTCGTTCACATCTAACGGAATGCAAACGTAAGGACGTTGTGCATTCTTCTCGTCGAGACCAATCAGAACCTTCGCTCCGTTCAGGGAGAGAAGGTCAATATTACCGGAAAAACTTGCCATATACTTATTATATTCTATAAAAATTCGATTTCTTTGTTTCTTCTTTCTTTACCCTTTTACCTTTAAAAAGGCAGGGTATCTTTATCTATGCTATCTACCGTAGCTTCGGTGCTGCTGTTCTGTGCATTCTGTGCAGACGCGAACCTGCCCTGCTTGCGCTTCTGATAGGCATTCCAGCGGTCTTCCTCTTCCTGCGTGAGCTGCACGATGTTGCCATCATCATCACGGTATGGTAATGGGTCTGGGGCTTCGGCAAACTCCTTGGCTATGCGCTTCAGTTCGGCATAATCGGTAGGGATGGTATCTCTGCCTGGCCGATAGAAGAAGAACACATGCTTAGAGGTTTGAATGTAACGGATGAACTTCGGTTCTATCGTGTTATCATTCTCCCACTCCCTGCCTACGAAGTACTCCTGCGTTACCCATGCCTTCATCTTGAAGCAGTTGCGTTGCTTGTCGCTCACGTTCTCGAAGAGATGTTCAGGGTTGCACTTGATATTCGCCGATTCACAATACTTATGAATTTTCTTCTTGAAGGTGGCTCGGCTATACTCCTTGCTTTTGCCCTTACTGGCATCAGCCCAGTCGCGGATAAATTCATTGAACATTTCATCGGCACAAATCGGAACACCGTAAACTTCTTCCCTAGAGAAGAAGAACTCGAAGTAGCGCACGCAACTCTCCGTAATCTCCGAAATCATATTACGTCTTCGCAGGTTCAACTGAGGAGCCTTGCTTACTACGTGATAGCGCATCATAAACTGCACAGCTAATGCCGTGATGTAGATAGCCTGATTTCTCGCTATATCGGGTAACTTTTCGGGATCTGGATTAAAACCCTTCAATATATCACCAGGCGAACGAGCCATCTTGCGCTTCAATGTATTTTCTCGGGCAAAGCGGTTAGAGAAGGCTATCTGCGGGAAACGTCCTGCCGTAGAATCTACTCCACCATCATAAGGAAAGTTGGATGATACGATATGCAGAGGCGAATCCTTCAGACTGAGCGTTTTTATATCCGCTCCCTTACACTCCAACGTAACACCAGTGGTTGCCATCACGTAGAAATAGTCCATCGGAAAAGATTTCGGGCGGTCCTCCCAATGTATCGTTCGATACATACCTGGATTATGCTGTATCTCGCCCAGACTGAAACGGGCATCGGCAGTGGTGATGAATCGCTTCATATCGATGTTCAGTACATTGACTGCCGAACCTACGAACACACGCACTACCATGGATTTTCCAGAACCACCCGAAGCCTGCTTCTCGTCTTCAATCTGATCTTCCAACAAATAGGGGATGCTTTGGCTGTCAGTACCCGACAAATCTCTGTAACATACCCTACCTATACCAGAAATCATATTTACGAAATGGGCATTGATGATTGCCTTGTCTTCTTCCGATAGCTCATGCTTGCTTCTGTCGGCTTCCATCTCCTCCTGCCAAAGCACATTGGAGCAACCTCGCAGAATACGGAGCATAGGCCACAATTCTCTATCTTTCTTACCTCGCCAGTCAACATCCCATCGGTAAACGGTACCCCACTCTCGCAGGTCGTTTTTCATCTGACTGATTTCAAAGATGCTGAATACTGGCGAACCGTCCTCATTCTTCTGCGCTTCCTTCTGCACTATCTCGTTTTCCCTACGGGTATATTCATCACTTTGCTTGATGATGAACGGCGGGTCGAAATGACGCATGGTGAAGTCGTATGGCTTTCGGGCAGTGGCAGGGATGAAAAAGTTGCACTGGTCGTAACTGATAGGAGTGATATACTCCGGTGTTATCTTCAATGCCACGTTGCGGAAATAGAAATATTCTACATTCTCGCTGTAACCTTCCGTAAAATCGATGACGATACTCTGCAATCCTCCGGCAGATTTTTCTGAGAAATTCTTGTCTATCAGATTAGCGCAATCGCTCATCAACTTCTGTTCCTGCTCGTTATGTCTCCAACTCTGTTCGCAAAACTCCAAGAGTTTTTCCTTTGTTGCCTGTATGATGCTCTTTCCGTCGATGTATTCGACAAAACATCGGTCGAGGTGGATAAACTGACCTACGAGGTCATTGCTTTCTGGGTCGATTTTGCGGTAATATCCGTGACTCGTCATAAAAAGCCACACCTTAGTAGGCGAAATCTTACAGGTGCAAGGTTTTTGCTTGCCACTGCGGGGGTCTCTCGGATATTCTATATCGAAGGGGTCGGTGTTCTTGGCGCCACGAAGCTTAGAGAATAATGGAAGACGAATATCATGGTCGAATCGGAAGTTATCCTCATCGGTCATCCGATATGTGAGCATGTAATCTCTTACGCTCCTCGGTGTGCAACCGTAGAGCCATTGCCAGCGCTGGTTATATCGCACACGGAAAGACTCAGGCAGCATGGCATAGCAAATGTCACTGAATTTGGTGGCGATGGCACCGCAGTTGCGCTGCGATGTAATATCATTTGGATAGATCATAATAACCCTTTCAGCAAATCGCTTCATTTTCTGATATTGCACGCCGCTGGAATCCAGCTTTTCCTGTCTCCACTCCCCTCTTTCTATATACCAGAAGTTACCTCTACCTATAGAGAAGGCTACGTGGAACCAACTATTCTTTTCAAAGAACTTGTCGCCAGCCTTATCCTTCCGTAAGGATTGCATAGCGTAATATACGCTCAATGCGTCTTCGGGTGTTCGGCAGAACACGATGTTCTGCGCCTTGATTTCATTGATCGGAATAGCCACCTTTTCGGTGTGGAATGTTCCTTTCGGCTGGTCATCCTTATCCAGATTCTCTACCCATATTTCTTTTTCTTCTGTATAGACCTCATCAGGCTGATATTTCTTGATAGCCGCATAAACGGCGGTATTTTCAGCCGTTCTGTTTTCGGCTGCATGAACAAACACCGGGTCCCCCATTAGCCATTTGCTCACCTTTCTTACGCTATGCTCCTCACAGGTGGAGAAGACGATAGGGTCTTGCTGTATGGCTGGACGGAAGAAGCAGCCGCAACTGCCTTGTGGCGCTATCACGTCTGTAGCAAAGCAGACGAAGAGAGGGTTCCAGGGGGTGCCGTAAATCACTTCACTTACCAGTTGTCCGTTTCTCACTACGTTAGGCAGCGTTACCTGGTCCACGGCATAGATGCGGAAATCTTCGTTCAACATCTTGGTATTGAAGTCCTTTCCGAAGCCGTACTGCGGAATGCCTTTTACAGATGTGACTTCGCACCCCAGGGCTGCAAGCTCCTGGGGATTGAAATCTGTTTTTGGCATAAAAGAGATCGTCTCTATCGTTTGTGGAGCGATTGTGCGATAGTCCATTTTTGCAAAGAGCATCGGCCATTTGGCTCTCGTCTTCTCGTTGTCGCCATATACCCTCACGATAAGGTCATGGCACAGACGCAGCAGACTGGCTCCGTGCATCGGAAGTTTGCGCATGGCAGCATAAAGCTCTAAGGCTCCATAGCCATACTTGCCGGTCTTGGTACACATCCAGCGCAGGGCACCATGCTCTGCCTTTGAATTGTCTTCCACCCCTACACCGTTATACATACCGCCTCGCTCATTATTGTATATAATGAGGTGAGGTGTCTGCTTTGCCTTGCCCTGCTCGCCATCGTCTGCCTCTTCCTTCTGGCAGAGGGGGCAGAAACAGGCTGTCTGTCCCTCGATGCGCTGCTCATCGGCAGGTTTTACAAGGAAAGCCATGTCAAGGTTTGCAATCTGATTCAATATAGGGTGGAATAACATATCTTACAGTAAGAGTATTTATAGAGTCAAAAGAGAAAGGGAAGGCACCACTCTTGACCATTGACCAGCGATAGAATCGCTGGGAACGGAGGCGAAGGGTAGGCCAAACTTCAAGTGTTTACATCTCGTCGGACAAAAGATGCAGTGTACAGCATAGTCGTGGAGCATTGCTATTTCCACTACCCTTGCATAAGAGCGTTTCCAGAATGCCTCCCCTATTCTCTTTTTATCAATATTTTCAAAGAAAGAAGACCTTTCAGGCGATACGTCAAGTTTTCAGAGAATATCGCAGCTACCGCCCGATGGGGTTCCCAGGCTTTTTAATCAAACTTTCCCCTTCTTTTTGAAGCTGCGGTTTTTGAGATATGTGATGAATGTTTCCAAGTTCACCTATCGCCCGTCCGGTCTTCCTGCCATTTATAACCGATGGCTCGGTTGTCTAACAAAATAAAAATCGGAAACGAAGTGTATATCGCACCGAAGTTGCATGATGTCATGCAGAATATCTTTTATTTCTTCATATCTTCACGTTTTATAAATTCAGAAATGTTTCCAGGCGATAATGCCTGATTTTGCAGTTACAGATGGTTTCCATACGGTGTACTATCATCTGCGAGAGACTTTCCATCGTGAGGAATTCGGTATTTAGACCGATGATCTGCACCTCCTGCCTCCAGTATATCTTGCCGTTCTTGCGGCGGCAACTGTGCGAAGGCGTGATAATCATATCTTCCACGCTGCCCGTCATCATCCTGCACAGATACTCACAGGTATCTTTCAGCAGGGCAAAAGGCGCATAGAAGAGAAGAGTCGGAATATCATCCTTCAGTCCGCTCATCGTCTCGGTATAGGCGAAACGATGCAGCATTCTATATCGTGACAGGTTCCTATGCCTCTGCTGTATGCCCTTCCGGTTAGGGATATAGGGCAAATCAAACAGTCTTGGCATAGCCTTCTCTTATCTTTTTCATCATCTGCCAGGTGGAGTAGATACTTCGCTTGCAGTCGAAAATCGGGTCATGCGCCGCCCCTTCATCCGTGATGTCCTTATAGTCGGTAGTCAGGGCATAAGCCTTGTCTAGGTCAAAAGGTTCCTCGTTTGGCTCGGCTGCATCCCAGATGATTCTCGCAAGCTCAAGATAGAACGTGCGATGATCTCTCAATGAAGTATGCTTTATCTCGAACTTGATGCCCAACTTCCAGCAGATATATCTCAAGACAGCCACATCGAAGTCAGTACCCTGTGCCCAAAGGCAGATTTCATCATCACCGAGTTTCTTCTTAATATAGGCTATCCAGCCGAAGAGGTCGTTCACGACCACATCTATTGGCTGGCAGGGTGCCTCGTCGCTGTCATTACCGAGCAAGGAAGCTTTTGCCTCGTCACTCTGCTTAGACCACCACTCTGCCGTACTCTTGTCAAATGCGAACCCGTTAATGAACATGCTTCGCAAATCAACGTGTGCAGAGAAAGTGGAATTTCTCAGCACACCATCACCTTCATCAAAGAAAGGTGATTCTTTCCCGTATCGCTTCCACGCCACCGCACCGAGACTCATCACGGCTGCGGTGGGCGAGAGCGAACAGGATTCCCAATCAAAGGTTACATCTATCATTATATATGGTTACGAATTTACCTTTTTACTTTTTTACCTTTAAAAGCAAGAGTGCTTTAATTCCTTCCTGCTCCCATGGTTTCCAATCATCAGCGGTGAAACGCTTGATGATGGTCGTGCGGCTCATGCCTCGCTCCTCCATGAAGGCAAAGAACTTCATGCAGAGACCATTGTTAGTCTTCTTCAGACAGGTGTAGAACACACCCGGCTCGTCGCTCATGGCAGCCTCCAGCAAATATCCCTTCTTACTAATCTCGTTGCCCAGGGCATCGGTCTCCACATACTCGGATAATAGGTTATCTACTTCCGGTATAGCTAAGAACTGCTTTTTGCAGTTTTTAATGCCTTGGATTTCCCAAGCGTCGAAACCTTTCTGAAAGAAACGGAGATAGAAAGTTGAGATTGTGAAGCCCTTATCCGATAAAAACTCAGCTAAGTTCTTCTTTTCGTCAGTAGAAATATCGTTTATATCTAGCGGAGTGTTATTCTGCGTAACTTTTTCTACATTTTCTTTTGTCATTTCGATTTTATTTCTTAATTTTGGTGCAAATTTAAAGAATAAAATTATAACTACCAAATGTTACCTATATTTTCTTTTAGAAATTAGGGGAATTTAACATAGGTTACATATATTAATTGATTTCGAGATAAAAAGATTAGAGTTATTCACCTTTTAAATATAGTTGAGCTATGAAGTACTTTTACAATTACAGCTTCCTCAACAAATGGATGGAAGCAAACAGCAAAATCACCAATAGAGAAATTATGAAGGCTATGGGTACCACGAGCAATGCGTGCCTCGATAGTTGGATAAGAATGAAGTCGCCGCTGCCTACCATCGCCATGCTGCGCTTCTGCAATGCGTTCCATATTCCGCTATCGGCTTTTATCGTAGATGCGGATAAGGACCAGCAAGGCAGTGAAGGCTGCTGCGAGGATGGGTATGTATGCCCTGGCATAGATGACCAGTTTGAACCTGATGGGGGATATATTGATAATGATGAGAAGCGCAAACAGGGGACGAGAGCGCTGCGCAATCCCCTCGATGTGGAGAGGATGGAGTCGGTGGTACCTGGGTGGACCAGCGTTGGAAACGCTGGGAACGGAGGCGCAAAGGAGCACAAGACAAGAGAAGAGAAGAACGAGGCTGCCGCTGCACCTATGAATGCTGCTGCGCCTACCCCGATGGCAGAGCCAGCTGCAAACGCAGAACCGGACATCAGCTTGAAGACCCTTAACCGCATGCTTGATATTATAGCCGAACAACAGAAACAGATAGGCGATCAGCAAAAGCTCATCAGCGAACTCACCCACCGTCTGGAATCTCAGCAGCCTAGCTACAACATGGTGGCAGAAGAGATACATCGTAACGAGGAATAAATGAAAACAGCCAGCTATCCATCACGGACGGCTGGCTGCGAATGTTTCAGCTTTAACTACTTTAAACCAATAACCTTTTATAAAAATTTAGAAATAAACATATATATAAAATATAAAGAACGAAATATGATTAATGCTCATTTACTGCTGCCATCTTACGGCGAAGGAACTCCCTCTCCGTGATTGTCTGGCAATCCTCGCTTATGCTCTCGTAAGGCACATCGGTATAGAAGAAGCCATGATGCAGGAAGAGGATAGGTGTTGTATTGCCAAAGGAGAACGGAAGCTGCACCTCCTTGCCTTCCTTACCCTTCGCCATCTTAGGCTTGAACTGCAGGATAGCGATAAGAGCCGTTTCATTTACGATAGGCAGTGATAGCATCTCCTTCTCCAGTTCGCTGTTCTCTTCAGGAATAAACAGCGATGTACGCTGCATTCCGTCCTTGGTAGGAGTCTGAATGTTCGTCCAGCCTTTCTTGTTGATCGTATTCTGGAACTCTACCATTGCCACGCCTCCTGCAAAGCCTTCGGGTGATTCATAGTAGGTATCGGCTCCCTGCTTCTCTGCCCAGGCTCTCGCCTTCTCGCTTACTTCACTGCACTCGGCAAGGAATGCTTTCAGCTTCTTGCCTGTCTCACTCTCCTCAGCTATCTTCAGATAGTTGTGAGGTCTGTTTTCTTTTTCCATAAATCCGTCTTTTTACTTTTTTACCTTTTTACCTTTAAAGCGCCCTGCAATAGATAACCGGCTCGCCACTCTCATCGTGCTGCATGTGGAAACCTTTATAGCCTAACTCTTGAAGATATAGGCTCAATGGGTCGCCAAGCGGACAGACTATCGCCTTGAAGTACTCACGCAGTCGGGCATCATTGAACACTTCGCAGTCTTCTGTCCAATGATTCAGCGGCTCAAACTGCTTACCGAAAGCTTCTATCTTTGCCGGGATAACGAAGTCCTGCAGCGTAACTTCTGCCTGCTCGTCATTATCCACGATGTCATAACCGTACTGCTTGTTTTTCTTAGATTTTCCCTTTCCCATTGTCGGTATGTTTCTTTATGGTAGTTAATAGCAGAACTACTACGAGTATCAGGAACAGGGCGAGGGCGTTCTTTCTGGCTTTCTGAATCCAGTTAGCATTTCTTGTCTCTGCGGTTTTTTCTTCCTCCGTAGCAGATAAGCTGTCGGTGACCTCCCAGTGGGTACCTACGTCATTGCGGCTACTGACAGCCAGGCTATCGATGGTTTTCTGCATCTTATTGATTTCCTGCTGCTGCATCTGCAATCGCTCCTCATAAGAAGACTGGTTGCTATAACTGCCCTTGCGATGTGTTGTGCGGTTGGTGGTAGTCTGCTTATTGCCGGAGGAATCAGTGGTCTCGGTAATCTGTTCCTGGATAGTTTCTTCATACTCGCCCGCCTCCGTAGACGAAGAAGAAGTATGCTTATCCTCGCTCACCTTAATGGCTACGCTGTCATTCACCATTACCTGCTGATGCACGCTATCCTGCTGAATAGCCGATACGCTATCCTTCACTTCCTGGTGGTTATCGCTAACCACCCGCCGAGAGGCAGCACATGCCGTAAACATCATCGTCACTACTGCAATCAAGAGTAGTTGAATAATCTCTTTCCTTTTCATACGTTTCCATTTCTTTTAATGTTTCTGGTGCAAAGGTAAGAAAAGGGAAATAAATGAAGGGGACAAACTAAGAAAGGCAAAAAGGTAAAAAGGTAAAAAGAGCCTAACGGGATGGCGGCTTGCTTTTTACCTTTTTACCTTTAACTTCTGTAGAATACCGGAGCAAAAGACCCTTTGCAATTGAAAAACTCCTTCGCCTTCTCTTCGATACCCAGCTTTCGGATCATTTCGAAATCATCATCGCTGCACTCCACGCAGAACCTTCCGTTCTTCATGCCAATGAAGGAAATGCGGGAAAGCAGTGATTTCTCAGCATCGCCTATAACGAGCTTGCAGAATGCTTTCCACTTGTCGGTACCTTGTCCGCTCTCGGTTACAATCTTACTTTCCGTAGGCTGATGCACATGGGCGAAGATATCACCCTCTACCGGTTTTCCAGTTTGCTGTGCGCTGTTCTGCTTATACCGCTCATTCAGAGTGGCAGCAATATCAGTGTTTTTGTCCTTAGATAGATGATTCTCACCAACCACCGTGCGCCTAACGTGAAACCTGATAAACTCAGGATCACCTTTTCGCTTGCCCGATTTATAGATGATGTCATCGTCTTTCAGCTCATCAAATACAATGTCCGTCTGCGATAACTTCTCCATTCTCTGCAAATCCCTACACACCACATCGAGAACTTGCTTTCTGAACTGCGAGAACTTGGGGTATTTGTTCATAACCGGTTCGCCCAGCTCATTCAATAGAATTTCCTTCTTGTTGTTATCTAATTCTACCAAACCGAGATAAGACTTCAGTTCCAGGAAAGGCACCGATATATCCATGCTGCGGTTCAAACCTATCTGACGCAAGAGATAGATATATACGCGTGGAGTGTTCACGTTCTTGGCAAACTTTGCTATCATGGATATATGGTGAATATACCCCTGTCCCATATCGAATACACGCTTAGAAAGTTTCGGGTCAATCTCAAGCAGGATATATCCCAGTATGCGATCCACCTTCTTTCCGTCCTTAGTCGTATATCCGTTCTTTGATAACGGTATACGCATTCGGCTGAATATATGCGTAAATTCCTCGCTGCCATCGGGCAGTATGCTCTTCACCGCCATATCAAGAATACTTGTCTTCAGCTCCGCTCTCAACTTCTGATAGCTCATATTCTCGTAAGTAATGAAATCGTGAATATCTATCTTGATAGGCGGGATATTCATCACAGTATGATCCACGCCTTGCTCAAAAAGAAAATCAGAACGAGCGTCGCCCAACTGTCTTTTCTCCAGGAAGTACTCATCCACAAATTTTTGGAGGTGGGTACTCGTTAGCATCAACACGTTCTGCTGGAACAAAGTGTATTGCTTATCCAGTTTCGTGAGCGAAAAAGGAGTATTTATCCAGGCTAAACCCTTGTTTTCATTATCTTCATTCATATCAAATCTGACTTTTCGTTTACCTAAATCTGACTTTTCGTTTACCTAAATCTGACTTTTCATTTACCTAAATCTGACTTTTCATTTACCAGTAGCTTTGTAAGTACCTGAAAGCCAAACTATTAAGATTTTACTAATATATATAGTATCTATAATCTTATAATTTTCTATTTAAAGACTTCGTTTTTAGGTAAACGAAAAGTCAGATTCAGAAAGGTAAATAGGTTCAAAACCACTTTTCAGTTTACCTGCAAATCTGACTTTTCGTTTACCTACTCTTTGCCGAAATTATCCACGAAATCCATAACGGCCTGTGCTGCCAGGTCTTGAAGACTCTTGTCGGTACAAGCCTTAATCTGCACCAGCTTGAAATAATACTCCATAGGAAGTATCAGCTTTACAGTCTTCGTACTCTTCATCGGTTTTCTATCGACGGCAGGAGCAATGTGCTCTTCCTTAACAGGATGGGACACGTTTACATTTATCTCGATGTTCTGTTTCATAACCTACCCCCTTTCTTACATCACTCTATTTCGCTCTACGAACTCATGTATCGCCTGCAAAGCCAACTCCTTGAGAGTCTTCTTCTCAATCTTTTTCAGCATCATCAGCTGGAAGTAATCTTCCATCGGAACGTTAACGACAATGCCGTTGGTTGTGCCCTTATCTTTTATAGCCGCCAAAGCTTTGTTAGTAACCGGTGCGGCTTCTGCTGCTCCTGCGGGTGCCTGAGCCTGTTGTGGATTCTTTTTTGACCGCTGCGATACCTCCTGCTCCTTCGCTGAATTATCAGTTGGAATTTCCGTTTTCTGTTCCTCTACCTGCTCTTCAGATGATACATTCTGCTGCTGATCAGTATCGGGTGTAGCGGGTACCAAAGGAGCACCACCCTGCTCATTATCGTCACGGATAGACTTTGCGGTCTTCGCCACCTTAGATTTTTCAAATTGAAATTTTGACATAACTCTTTCTAAATTTATAAATCCATAAAACCAGTAATAAAATCCATATACCTACAACGAGCCTACTGCTCGCTATAGGTATCAATAATCTCTTTGGCAAACGCTGCATAGCTTTGCGCTGCATCACATTCAGGAGCATAGGTAAAGATGTCCTGAATCATCGCCTGAGCTTCCACTATCTTGGTACGGCGAGGAATTTCTGTCTTGAATACATAGTCGCCATACTCATCATCTACGTGCTTTGAGAACTCCACGCTTGCCTTGGTGCGCTTATCCACCATCACCTTGAGCAAGCCGCGCAAATCGAGATTTGGATTGATTTCTGCCTTCACCTCCTCTGCCCATTTTATCACGCTCGACGAACCGAAGGTAGGAAGGGCTTCCAACTGCATAGGGATGATGATGCCCGTAGCTACTGCCATCGCATTCTTGGTAACGAGATTCATAGCCGGTGGGCAGTCGATGATGATGTAGTCGAAGGCATCAATCACGCTCTGCTCGCCTCCCTGGTCTTCTGGAAGAGATACAGGCAAGCCGAATATCTTAACCAATACCTTGAGCGGATTCAGCTCTCTCAACAGGAAAGGTTCTACGTTCAGCATATCCTCCGATGATGGAGCGATATAGAGATTGCCGCCGTAGTCCTGTTCGCCTACCTTTACCTGATACACTGGGAGAGAAGTTTTGTTTACCAAAGCTTCGTACATGGTACCGTGCTTGTCGGTGCGATCACGCCAGCCGCAAAGCAGGGACACGTTAGCAACCTGGGCATCCAGGTCAACGATTAATACACGAGAGCCATTCTCTCTAATCAGACCACATGCCAAATTGTGTGCTGTGGTACTCTTTCCTACTCCGCCCTTGTCATTCACGATGGCAAGGACCTCCTTTAATTTTTCTGCCATATTCTATTATCGTTTAATTTCTAAAATCTGGTGCAAATTTAATAAATATATCTTATACCGCCAAACTTTTTATTCTAAAAAATGAACTTAGGTACGTATTTTAATATTTATTTATATAACTACATACCAATTTACCTATTTACATACCAATTTACGTACATAAGAAAGTAAATATATAAATACCTAAATAGATAGAAATGAACGTAACTAGATACATAAATAAATTAATAAATAAATAGGAAAGAACGTAAATAGATAAATAGAAATATAAATATATAAATATATAAATAAATAAGTAAATAGATAAATAGAAAAGTACAAACGTACATACATATATATAAACGTACGAATGTATAATCGTACGTTTATATTTTATCTTCTCGTTTACCTTCTCATTTATCTTCTCATACATATTTATATATATATATATAAGAAAAAGAAAAGATAAAAGTATTAAAATACAAACGTACCAAAGTATAGAAGTGTGAACATACTAACATACTTTGGTACGAATGCTATTAACTATAAACTTTTAACTATCAACTAAAAATCAACTTGCGTTTGCTCTTCCTCCCACGCATCATTGAGCGATACCGAAAGGGTGGACTCGTGGTTATAGTAAGAGCCGCTTACTACCGTTACATGATTGCGCTGCAAACTGATGTTCGATAGCTTAAACGAGGTGTAAGGCTCGGTGCTGCCCTTGCGGTTCATGGTGAAGGTGATGTCCGTAGTATAGCCATCCTTTGGCACCAGGAAGTAATAGAAGAGGGAAGAGGAGGTTTTGCCGGCATATCTCGTAACGTCAGCGATACGCAGGTTTGATACCTTGCCGGTGGCGGCAAAGGTCTGCCAGTCCCATTGTTTATATTCATCGAGCTGCAACTGCAGGGTACTGCAATCTTCCGGATATGTTCCGGTGTTCTTTACCGTCAGTTTCGCTACGATACGTTCCAGTTGGATATTGATACTCTGGTTCTGACCGACGCTTATACTCACGTCCTGCACAGCGCCGAAGCTGTCAGAGTTCTTCGTGCTCGTAAGCACAGCAGGAAGGGCACCATCGGCAGACACCGAAAAGGCAGTATTATCTGCCAGACTCCATAACGAGCCATCAGCAGAGAGTAGGGTAGGGTTTTCGCTTCTCGTAGCTATCACCTTCAGCGTATGATCGCCGTAATCGAGACTCAGGGATGGTTCTGCGAAGTCCTCGGCATCAGCAGTCTGGTGCAACACCTGGAGCAGTTTGCCGCTTGCCTTGTCGTAATCGAAGATATAGAGGTCGGTCATCGCCTTGCCGTTGGCAGCCATCTCGGCACGCGTGATAGGGTAGGCAAGTTGTCGGGCAGACTGGCTCACGCTCACATCATCGCCTTCTGGCGAAGTAAACCGCAGTCTTACCGTAGTCTTGCCCGTCATAGGCCGGCTGCCTCCGTTCTCTACTGCATCTTCCACATACTCGGTGCATGAGGTATTCATCATCATGCACGCTGCCATCATCGCAAAGGTGGTGGCAAACAAAAACTTCTTAGTTCTCATAAGCCAAAAATTTTAAAAGTTGTTATAGATATATTTTAAAGCTCTATTCCCTTTTGCATCGGCGAAACTCAGTGATATTTCGCCGATGCAATAACGTAGGGGAAAAACTATTCCATCAGGTTCGGGTCCTTGTCGTATTTGCTGGCGGCTTCCGCTCTCCACTCATCATGTTTCTTCTTATAGAGTTCCTTCTGATATTTTTCTTCCAGGAACTCGTTCCACTCCTTCTCAAATTTCTCCTTCACAAATTTCCTTATCGGTCCGAGATACTTCCTTTCTTCCTGGCAGATAATACGATTTTCTTCCTTGCGTCGGTCAGCATCACTCGAAGCTGATTTCCGGAAGAATATTCCGAATTCAACCTTTAACCCCATCTGCTTGCAATATTCTATCAGGAAAGAAACCAGATGGTCTTCCAACGTCCCCAGTATATTCTCGTCTTTATCCTCTAAACCGAGATTCGTAAAATGCAGATTTTTAGATAAAGACATAACTATCACTTTTGTGTCAGTTTCTACCGTCAGTTCATAGGACGAACAATTTTCCGCATAATAATCGGGAAAAAGATAATCCATAAATATATTCAGGGAACCGGTCATTTTCGATTTATCTACACGAACATCATAACTTTCCAGTTCGGGAATAATATCTGAAATATATCCTTCAGTATATCCAAAGAGATAATGTAAATTTTCAAAAGGTATCGTATCTCCACGATGGGCAATAACGGAAGCACCACTCAAAGGAGATTCCACACCTGCAGGAATGTTCCATTGGCCGTCTTCGGCGATATAATACGGCGTATTCAGCCTTTCCAGATTATCCTTGTCTTTCTTCCATGCAAGACCTATACGCTCATACAATACGCCGAACTTATCAACAAAGATGGCATGATCGTTGCAGGGTATAGTAACTACTACATCATTATCTTTCATATTTTTAGTATTAAAATTATTCTTTATATCTATCTAAGTAACGCAAGGGCCTCCGGAATTATTATATACCTTCACGTATTTTTTATTTTATTTATCTCGGTAATGCGCCATACAACAAGGCTACTCAAGCAGCACGCCCTGAAAGGGCAGAAACTTTTTCTCGTTCCCCGGTGGTGGCATAGGCTGCGCAGCCACGCCTACCAGATAGTGGTTTTTCCTTGCGCCTACATCCTTATCACGTCCAAATGGTACAATGATAGGCGATGATGCAAAATAGCCGCATACAGGCTTAAAATCTCTGGTGTACGATGGTGATGCAAGCAACTCGGCAATATTCATCTTTATGATAGCCGCAGGAGCGGAAACGGAAAGGTGTTTTGTTTCTTTCTTGTCTTCCTCCTTATCCTGTGCCAAATCTGCATGCTCCTTAACCTTCAGCGCCTCCTTGAACATCTTATCCAGCTTCACGCCCTTGTAGGCGAAGAAAGCGCAGCCACGATAACTGTTAGCCTTATTCCGTCTATCATCAGGCATGAACTCCTTGCAGAAGCCGGAAAGAGTGTAAACCTTGCCCTGGTATACCACCTTGTTATTATCTATCGTGATAACCCTCTGCCCACCATGGATAAAAGTAATGATGTCGCCAGGCTCGATACCTATTTTATCAAAAGCAAACTTGCGGCTATCATCCACAGGCTTCTTTTTCTTCTCCGAAGATAATGCAGCCTTCTTCTCAGCAACCGCGGGAGCAGTGATTTTGCAGGTCTTCTGTAATAGCTTAACACCTTTGCCTGGTTCCCCCGCATCATATACGCCATCAGCCACCTTTTCGCCAATATATGAATCACCATCCTTGCGAGGGCAGAGCAGATAAACGTTTCCATTCTCGCTCTCAGCCATCTTCAGAGTCTTCTCATTGATACCCAAATAGAGAATATCCAACTGAGGGATAGAGAGAAGATGCTCTGTGTCGAAACTAAGGGAAAAACTATGTTTCAATACTTCATCGGTGGCAAAGGTGGCCACGTTCTCGCCCTTCTTTACCGTGATGACCTTTTCACCCTTCCTTCCGGAAAGAGAAACGTAATCCTCACCTGATACAGAATAGATCATCTTACGGATAGCATCCCAGCTGCTGCCGATACGGACGCAATATCCGTCGAAGATATTGCCAAAGCAGGATGTCCAGTCTACGAACCGACAAGGAGAAGGCTCATAGGAAGTCATACCATCAAACTCTATCACGGTAACCTCTTCACGATTATCCAGTTTCACGGCCACCAGGTCGTACACTTTACCCGGCTTCATCTTTGCGCACATCTTCTTCCAGGTCTTCGCATTGATAAGCATTTCGCGGGTATCTCCCGATTTCTGAGTGATGGTAACAGGCATAGCCAGCAGCTTGTTGGTATCAGTAGCCACCAGGCGGCTTCTCTCAGCATCTAAAAAGATACTCAAAAAAACACCTCTATCTTTCCCCTTATATACGAAATCGCAAAGTTCTGCCATTTCCTTTGTTGCCTGGAAAAATACATAGCTCTTTTCCTTCCCGTTCTCATCCCGATAAACGAACTGATGCGCATTCTTGCCAATACCGGCAAGACTCTCGAACTTGGTAACAAGACGGAAGATATGTGTAGCAGCAAACTCGCAGCGGAAACTGCCTACCTCTATCTGGAATGACTGATCTTTATCTGCATCACCCCAATAGAAAATCTTACCCATGTTCTTTGCTATCTCGCTGGCACGAAAACAACCGTGGTCGTTTCTTACCATTTTCTGCCAAATCATTTCAGCTATCTCATACAGTTTGCTGAGGATAGCCATATTCAGTTCCTTATTTGTCATAGTCTTATAATCTTTAAAAAACGAAAGTATTAAAATTGATATATTTTATTTGAATGCTCCAGCCAGAAGTGGCAGGAAGAACACTGCTACGCCGATGGTAGAGAACAGCAGCACGGCTACACCTACCAGGGCGATGGCTGCAACGGAATATGTAATTACTTTTTTCATAATGCTATAATCTTTTTAAAGTATTAAAATTGATGTTTATAATTTTATCTCAGCATCGGTGAAGTTTTGCCGATGCTATAACGAAGGGTTTTCCTGCGCCTGTAAGGTCGTAGCCTTGATAGCTCGGAAAGTATCAGTAATATATTTGCTGCCTCCGTGCTTTTTTATCCAGTCATGAACGTCATCAGGCACCACATATTTATGAGCCTTACCCTCTGCTGCAGGTCTGCCTTTCTTATTCGTTGTTTTACTAATATCCATATCTTTTCCGCTTATCCGTGATGCGTAGGGCTGAATGATTATATTACTTTTTCTTCTTTAGCCAGGGAAAGAACCAAGAACCTTCCGAATATTGTTGCGCCCTGATAACGGCATACTCCCTGGTATGTATGCGCAAATCAGACGGAATCTTCTCTATTATCTTCCCTTCTAACTCGTGGTCGTAATTCACTCCGCACTCTTTCAGAAGCTCATAGAGAGGATCATCGAAGAATGAGGCAAATATATGCTCCTGAGTGTCGAGGTTTAGAAACTCGAACGAGCAGAAGGGATAATCAAGGAAGGCGTGCAATATCTTAAACATCTTTATTCTCCTCGTTGTGACCTTCCTCGTCCTCCTCATCGATTAATTCGTGCATTTCGCTGGCTGCTTCGTCCTGCTGCTCTTTAGTAAGCAATGAAGGCCACTGCACTAAATCCCATGCCCATTTTTTTATTCCTATCTGTCCGAAGTTCTTCCAGAAGGCATGAATGATACACACAACTTCCTGCGCCTCGGTATCAGATAATATCGAGATAGACTTTGACAGGTTGCTTTTCTCAAACTCATTCAGGATTTGATCCCCCATCATCAAGTCATCTTTCATATCTACTTTCAGATACATAGCATACTTCTCAGGCTCCCAGTTTGCCAGTCGATCTTTCAGAGCCACGGCAAGTGCTGTCCAGTACTTTTCGTTAGCCAAAATCCAAATGGCACGGGCACGGGCTGAGATATTGCATGATACTAACTCATTATGATTTTCTGCCAGCCAATCAGCCATTTCTCGCAAGCGGGAAGTAAGCTTTGGAGATAGATTATCGTCGTCAAAGCGCTTTTTGAATTCAAACTTCTTGATTTTGTCAATATTTGTAAGGCCTTCACGAAACTTAAGCTTAAGACTTGTCAATCTATCACAAACAGACCACTTTGATCTTCCAATATAAGAAAGTGTAAATTTTTCTTTCTCCATAACTTCAAGTGATTTTAAAAAGTTACTATAATTACTTTTATTTATCTTCATTCTCTATCTGCTCCAGCTTCATATATACCAGCGCATTCTTGTCGTAATACTGACGAGGAGCGGCACAAGCATAGTACTGGTTCTCACCTTCCTTGATACATAGCGCTGCATCTACGATACGTTTACCGAAGCTTTTCAGGGCGTGAGTCTTGCCGATGATGGTGATACCAGACTGGTATACCTTACGAACCTCGACGGCAAAACGATGCAGGGCTGCCTTGGTATTCTTCTCCTCCTTCGTTACCTTCTCCAATACGTTCAGATGATCAGCATGACGTGGATTTCTGCGCAGCTCAACAACACCCTTTTTCTTGTAATTGATGCAGACGAAATACTCGCCAGGCTTCAATTTATCCAGGTGAGCCTCCAATATGTCGTAACGCTGGAGCACATCACGAGGAGTGATGCTGATACTATCTTTCGTGGCTGAAGATGATGCCTGATTCTTAATATCATCCATAACAATCCGCTTCACCGTGCTGCGGTAGGGCTGAACATTATTCCTTAAAATTCTATAATAATTCGGGTAAAATGATACACCGTATCGTTTTATTTCTTAAATTTGCACTCGTCTTCGGAAGGCTAATCGTACCTTTATGGAATAGAAAGATCAATAAAACTTCCGTTGACGGTCAGACTCTTCAAAGTCTGTGGATTCAAACGCTCTTACAAGAGCCAAATTTCTACTATCGTAGATTCGAGCCGGAAGGCTCGCGGTTGCCCCGGCTTAGGTCGGGGCTTTTTCGTTTTATGCGTAAACGCCAATTTTATGAAACTCCAAAGTTGTATGGTTATCAGGATAACTACAATCCTCAAACATAACCCAATAACCTTGCTTATCCAGGAATATCTGACCGATTGAGCTTGCACTGTCTTTCGGCTCGCCAGCCAATCTATTGCATATTATCCTAGTCAGGTCTTTATAAGGTTGACGTTGTTCGTCTATGATACGGAAAGAATATATATTTTTATCTCTTCCCGTAATCGTCAGCGTGGTTATTAAACCTTCAATCGTTCCAACTCTCTTGTACGTATCACCCTTGCACACCAAAGATTCACCATTATCAAACAATCGTCTTGCAAGAAACGTTGTCGTATTGTTACAAATAATCTCCGACATAATTATTCCGCTTCGCCGTAATGCGGTAGGGCTGTAAATAATCTATAAATCCAGTAATAAATCTCCAATGCTATAACGAATAAACTTCGTTACCGAGAAGGCGAGGAATGATTTCAGCATCAAGAATGGAATCGTAATCCCAAAGGTGGGCACCGAAATCTTTCTTCAGCTTCGCTACTGCCATTTTATATGCCTCCTCGCCATTCTCGGCATAGCCTTCATATTCGTAATACTTATATGAGAAATTGACGGTTGCGTAAAGGCAAACAGTAAAGAAACCCTTTGGCATCGCTGCCAGTTCCTTGCGGCGTTCGTTAATTTCACGGGCGATGCGCTGCTTTTCCTGAATCTCCTCATCCTGCTTGCGCTTGCGGTCTGCTTCCTCCTTCGCTATGATAGCCTTCTCGCACTCCTCTGTGGTATCAGCTAGGGCAGGATAGCAATAGATGAAGGATGAAGGGCTACAGCCTGTAGTCTGCAATTTTCTGCCCGCTTGCTCGTCCTGATAAATCTTCTTCAGAAGGGAATGAACGTTGTCGTTAACCTCCAGCTTTCTGCCGTCCGGCTCGTTCCTGTCGGTCAGGCTATTGATAAACTCCTCGGCTTCTTCTGCTGAACCGATGATAACTTTCTTGTCGAAATATACAAAAAACTTCTTCATACTGTCTGCGCTTCACCGTGATGCGCCTAGGGCTTAATGGTTATTATTCTGTTTTCTAACGTAATTTACTAACGCTTCTCGATATGGTAAACCACACGTTCCTCTGATTTGGTAGGTGCAAAACGCTCTCCGCCATAATTGCTTTCGCGAACGCCCCTGATAGTAACGCTATTAATCTCGGTAACATCATAAAAGTCCTCATTCAATGAGTCTTTTGCCGTAGCCAAACCTTTCTTAGCAGACTTCATGCTATGATAGTAGGCATCCTGGTACCAACCTTGAGACGTAGACGTTCTCTCTTTACTTCCGTCCTCGAAAATATCGAAGTTTTCTTTTGTAACGTAAATTCCGTAAATCATAATTTTGCCGCTTCACCGTGATGCGCTAGGGCTGAAATGATTATTATTGTTTTTATTATCTTCTTGTTTTATCTGATGCAAAGGTACGGAGAATTTCTGAAACTACCAAATAAAATGCACTTTAATTGCGTATTTAAGTGCATTTTTAACGTTTTATTACGTTTCTAATGCTCGATACCCCGTTTATCAGTCATTTGTTCGCCGTGAAGTGTCGATCCTCACATCTTCTATAGATGTTGCCAGCCGTGGCAGCGATGGGTAAAAACTGGCTGCTATCCTCACGGACCGCAGACAGCAGAGTAAAACTAAAACAAATGCGAACGCCTTCGCACGTAAACATTTAATTTTTAAAGTTATTTAAAAGAATAATTGCACCCCGCCGTGGTGCTGATCCACGCTTGCCGGTCTGCCGGACGGGGTAGGGGAAGGTGCTCAGGCTTCCCCTGATATGATGTGATAGGGCATTTATTCTATGCCGCAGCGCCTTGAGCATGGCGCTTATCGTAATATGCCTTATATTCTTCCTCGGTCATACCTTTCATTTTAAGCATGCGCTCCCAGTAGCCGTAACTAGTAAAATGCGCTTTGAACTCCTCGAAGGTATGAGAAACGCAATCATCGGCAACCCAGAAAGCCTCGTGTGGCAGTTTGATACCATCGCCTATCCAGCACTCTGATAAGTTGTCATTCTCTTCATCTGGAGTGCTCTCGTTCTCCTCCAGAAGCTCATCGAAATGTTCGATGGCGTACTTAATCATCGTGCGGATGTCCTTTGCCCAGGAACTGGTATCATCAGGGCTGATATTACACTCCTTCAGTACCATCTTCACAAGCTCGTCGATACCCATGCGGCTCTTGATATATGCGTTGTGGTAAAAGTCGAAAGGAATCACGTGATCCAGCTTCCAGCCCTTCTCATTGTTAACAGATGGTCGGCCGTATGCCTTGCGGCTCTCTTCTGTAACCATCACTTCGTTCTCTACATTCTCAATAACGTTCATTCCGTTCTTATTATTATTCTTTGCGTTCATAATCTCTAATTTTTTAATGTTCTATATTATTTTAATTTTGTGAATATCTGCTTGAAGTAAACTTCACATTCGGAATTAGATAACTTTTCGTCCTTGCGTTCATACTGAGCATAATAGTTGCCGTACATATCCTTATAACGTCCAATGTACTTATAACTAACGTTTTTGCAAACTCGTTTTGCACGTTTTATCGTACTTTCTTTAAGTACTTTCGAGACTTTCTCCGATGTTACCTGCCCATTTGCAAATCTGCGTATCTTATATATATCTACCAAATATTCTACCATATTTTCTAATTTTTCACACGTTCTATAATATTCGTATAATACCACACTGCTGCCTGCGCCATCGCATCTTTCAATGCCTCCAGATACTTGCCGATAGCTGCCGGCGTATCGGTATTGATATGCTTATCTGGATATTTGCCGCCCTGGTCGCCACTGCCCAGATGGATGATGCAGAAGGAGCGGTCTTTGTCGTGGGTAGCTACCATACCACGGCGCTTGCAAAGCGCCACCACCTTGTCGAAATATTGTGGCTCGAAAGTGATTACCTGGAGCACACTCCAGGGCCATTCCTGGGCAGTCAGCAGGATTTTGCCCTGCTGCTGCGATATAGCGAAATTATATATAACTGATGATTTCTTCATTTCCTATCTGTTCTATAATGAGTAATTTCTAATTTTTCCGATGGGCTATAATAGGGCAGCGCTCAGGCTGCCTTATTATTGCCAGGGTATGTAATAAACTCGGTGATACTCATCTGCTCGGAGATATTGTAATAAGCCATAATCTCCAGGCGATCATCGTCGTTCTTAGCCCCGATTTCAGCCTTCACTATATAATACAGCATGTAGGCAAGATAGGCTTCCTGGCGGTCGCTCGTATGGTTGAATAAGGCTGCACGGTTCCAGTCTTTAATATCATTACTCAGAAAGGACCAGAAACCATCGCTGGAAGAATGATTTTCCTTGATCCAGCCGGCTATCTCTTCACGGTGATTTCTTACCTTTGCTATAATTGCCTTCTTTGCCTCGCTAGATAGCCCGATTTTAACCTGGATGGTATCGGTACTGAAGTTATAAGCCAGTGGGTGCTGCACGCCTACGAAGGATAATTTAATATCTTTGCAAACATACTGCTGGAGCCAGCGTTCCCACTGCTTGGTGTATGCCTCGCAAACTGCCTTCTGGTAGCTGTCTTCACTGAAGGTGAAATCCTCATCCTCTACAACTTCGTTCCGGTACTCGTAATCTGATACCTCGAAAGAAGAATCCCAGATAGTCTGATAAAAGCCTTCGAAGCTTACCAGGTCGATGTTTGATACATCTAATTTCTTTTTCTTTTCCATAACCTTAAAAATTTAAATGTTCTATAATATGTTTCTTTTTGTTGCCAGGGAATCCTATTTTGCCGGATTCCCTGATTTGATACGCACGCTATAATAAGGCGTACTGAAAGGGTATCTTACTTCGTTTATGAAGTACTCGGCAGATGGTGTACTCTTTGCCAGGGTATCTTGGCAAATTACACGTCCATTCATACCATGCACCATCATGTTAAGTGCGCACATTTTACATACCAGCGGATCTGAGTCTTGAGCAATATACCGAAATGGTCGCCCGGCTGAATGGTCCAGTTTGATAGCCTCGATAAAATGAGCCAAGAGGAGTCTGCCACTGCCAGCTGCACAATCATTCACCGTGGTGCCTTCTATTTTCGCGCTGGTGGCTTCGTTTTTGCCAGAGCCTATAATAGAGCTCATCAGGTTAGAAACACTCTGAGGAGTGAAAAACTGCCCCGTTTTCGATGCCTTGCCAGCGATTAAATACATATCCTCATACAGCATACCGAAAACGTCGAGCCACTGGCCGCGGTCCATCGCCTGGCTAACATCATTCAACCAAGCCACAGCCAAAACGCCAAACTTTGGTTTTGCCTGAAGGCGCTGCTGCTGCCAGTTTTTAAAACCGTCCAGGGTACCGTCAAAAGCCTTCACGCTGAACAGGTCGAGCAGATAGTCACAAAAATCACTTAGCGCCGTTTCGTATGGTCGCCCGTCTGCCTTCGTCTGCTGGTTCAGATAATCAATATAAAATTTCTTGTTTATCATAATTCCTCAATATTTAAAACGTTCTATAATAATTTCACATGTTCTATAAACAGGTGCCCTGGATATTGCCCAGGGCTAGCTGCTAGCATGCCCAGATGTGGCTAAAAAGTGGGTTCCTCTCCAGGTCGTGTTCACGTGCCCAGCTTCTAATTGTGCCGTCGGTTTCTAGCAACTTTCGGATAGAAGACTGAATTTTGCGTACCTGGTCCACGTACTTTGCGTAATGTTTGATACTGTCTTTATATCTAGCAATATCATGTCTTTTATCCCAGATGTACCCGTCGATCACGCCCAGGGCTTTTTCTGCCTCCATACGGTCGCCGGTGAACCATTCCCACTCCTTGCCCTTCTGGGAGCCCCAGGAACCGTAAAACGTGATACCTGGAGCATACTCCCCGTATGAATTAATAGCGCTTAATTCCAGGCTGCCTTCATAAAAGCTACAAGAGAAGCCCGTCGCCGCTTTTGCAGCGTCCAGGAAGCGTTTATTTATCACTTTGCTGTCGAATGTACTGCAAACATCTTTTAGCGCCTTCAGGGCTATAATTTCTTTATTTGTGCGGTCCACGAGCTTATCCACGTGTTCGCGGTACTTTCTTACTTCCTCGTTTTTCTTGCGACGTTGCCAGGCCTTCACGGCCTTCTGGTAATCTTTTTCCGTGCCTATAATATAGTTTTTTGGCTCATCGCGCTTAATCATTCCACGGCGCATGTAAAACTCATTTCTCAGGATTCCATACTCCTTCGCGTTTTCCTCGCTGCTGAAGGTTTTTGAAGTTGGGGCTGAGAGCGTGTCATAAAACCACATAAAAACATCTCCTGAGTCTTCAGACAGGACGCCCAGGCGGTCCGCGATATTCACGATATTCTCATTCTCTAAATTGTTCAAATCTATCTTAGTGTTCATATAGCCTAAAATTTTAAATGTTCTATAATAGAGTGATATTCTTTGCAGCCTATAAGGAAGGCTCCAGGGGTACCCTGGCAGCCTTCACAGGCTTATTTTCCGTATTTGTCGTAATCGATAAAAATCTGTTTGATAACATCAAACTGAAACGAGAAGTAAACCATATCATAAATGCACTCATTATTTGCGAAAAAGTGTACCTCAAACGTTCTGCCTTCATGCCAGATGTCCCAGTGGCAGTTTGCCAAATCAATGGCGGCAAAGATATTATCATATTTGATACCGTCGCCAAAGCTAATTGTTTCATTTTCCACGTTCACCTTAAAACCGAGTGCACGTAATATGATAGCCAGTTCCTTTAATTCTTTCATATAGCCTAAATTTTTAAATGTTCTATAATATATTTCTTAATTCCTGGTGATATATTACACACACTATAAAAGCGGCTTTTATCACCTTATTAGAAGGTGCAGGCGGGAATGATCCACCGTTCAGGCCTGGCTACCTTTGCACCTTGATATTTAAAGCTTGAAAAAGAATATCTTTATAAAGATACAGATAGCAACAGGGACACGGCCGCTGCAATTAAATTAATACCTATAATTTGCAGGCCGTTAACCGTGATACCTTCGCCGTCGCCTGCAAAGTAAGTTTCAGGCTTAAAAAGCCACTGCCAGGCGGCTTTTATAGCCGCAAAGGTACTTTTATTCAGGCGCGCAAAAAGAAGGGCACACACCGCAAATAAAATGCTTACCAGGTCCGCCGTACTGGTACGGCGTGAAATATTGATACTATTATTCATGATCCTAATATTTTAAAGTTTCTATAATATAGTTTTAAATACTCTGCTTTCCGTACTGCATAACATGTTTACAGATAGCTTCAGCGCGATCACGCCAAAAGTCTTCTTGCAAAATGAGTGCTAAACGTTCCGGGGTACTAACATATATAAACGTTTTGCGCACACTGCCACAATAAGCAGATAAAGAGTATTTAATCTTTAATTTGAAGGTATACCCGTTAACGGTTATTTCCTTATCATTTACCGTAACATGATACACGGCCGGTGCAAAACGTTCTATTTGTGTTTTACCGTTTTCGTCTTTATAAACACGATAACGCGGGAATTTTGCATCAAAAGCGCAAAGATTAAACGCCTCCGTATCTTTGTCGCCTTCATTAATGAAGGCGCAAACGGCCTTATAAATTCGTTCGTCGTCGGTGTAATTTTCCCCTATTTTCAAGCCTGGAGCGGTTATTGTTTCCCCTACAGTAAAAAGACTATTAATAATTATATAATCATTCACAGCCTTAACCGCGTTTTCTGTCTTAATGCTAACTACATACTTTTTCATAACTTCAAATTTTTAATGTTCTATAATAGGGGGTACCGGGGGGAATGATCCCCCGTTCAGGCCTCAAACCTTTGAACCCTGGAATCTTTAAAATATATTATAGTACTGCCAACATAGCAACGGACGCGTTAACGGTTTTAGCCTGGTTTATGTTGGTTATTTCTGGAGTGTGATCCTGAACAAATTTTTTTTGTTCAGTACTCAACGTTGCAAAGTTAGCCGCGAACGCCTGGCAAAACGCCTCCGCCTTCTCGTGCTCGTTTTGTGCAACGGCCTGGATCTCCAGGCGTAAAGGTTCACGCATACTTTTAGGGAATTTATCGACAGCATGCAAAAGCGCCGTTTCATACTGAAAACTTTCCCAGGTACGGTTTAAGTAAGACACGCGGGAATGTTCGTAATATTTGCCGCCTCCACTTGCGAAAACATGGTGGCAGAAGCCGTTTTTTGTGTTGGTCGTATCACAAGTAAAATAAACGTGTTCGCCGTTTATTACAAAATCAAATGTTTTGGTATTATATCTTTTAGTTGCCATAATTTTTTAATTTTAAAATGTTTATATTCTATATAATTGTACTTATATTATTTGTTTAATTCTCGTTTTGCGTCATTATAATCCATTTTAAACATGATGCCAAAAATAACATACATCAAAACAGCAATAACACCTAATAATAACAAATTTTCAATAGCTACCTGTTTCTTTGCCACTTCGTTAAATACCAAGTTATAAGCAGTATAAAAAGCGCCTACCAAAAAAGGTACGGGGGTAATTACCAAGATAAAACTTGTGATCTCCATATTTGCCAATATTTTAAAAAATTCTTTCATGATTTCTATATTTTAAAAAGTTTCTATAATAAGGACCGCCGGAGCGGTCCCCGTGTTCTATGTATTACAATCTAATTTCTTCTAAGTTTGCAAGATCAAAAATAGCTATTTGCTCATTTGCACGGCCCGCCTCGATAGCTTCAGCGCGATCCGCGAAAATAACTGTAGCATCAAAATAATATAAACCGCTTTCGGAATCATACCAGCCGCCGAATGCTAAAGTACGGCCGTTTAAATTACCTGAAGCCTGGAGCTCCTCAATAACATTTGCGACCTTTGCCAGGCCTTCGTTGCCGAAACTGTTTTGAGTCTTCTTTAATGCTACAGCATAGCCTGTAGTTACAGGCTGCAGAGTTGCAGCGTTAATAGTAAAACCTTCAGGGTTTAAAGCTGCAATTGCAGCTACACTTGAGATAATCAAATTCTTTTTCATAACTTTAATTTTTTATTCGTTTATACTTTGTTTCTGTTTTACGTTTGCAAAGGTAATAATAAAATATTGAACCGCCAAATATTTTGCAAAGAAAATACTTAAAAGATAGTATTTTTAACCTTTGTTTGCAATAATATGATAGTATCTTTACAATATAGGCACTATTATATGGTTATAAGCAAATAATAGCTATTATATTATATTATTATATATACCTTATTATATATAAAGATAATAAAACGGTGCCTCCTGGTGTTGGTGGGTGATAAGTCCAGACGGTGGGCGGTGTGTTCCTCATCGGTGGGCGTGCCTCCTGGTGTTGGTGCGCATATTTCAGGCAGACGGCCGGGAGGTGTGGCCCCTCGACACAT